GGAATGAGAGATCTTATTAATAATGCAGATGAAGATGTTGATTGTATTACTTCTGCAACAGAGAAGAGTAGTATGTATCGCAATGATTCTTTCTTTGTATTTGTTTGATTATCTATATTAAATATAATTATATGATTTACAATAAGTTATTATATATAGGGGGGGGGGTAATTCCTGATATATTATGAGGCGTCGTTTTTTTGATAAAAATAGGGAGCTTGAGGACTTTCTTATAAGGTTTTATCCGGCCGGTAATTACACATGGGTAGTGCCGGCAGGATGCACGGAAGTAGATGTTTTTCTTGTTGGTGGAGGTGGTGGAAGTGGAAACGGTTCTGGCGCCGGAAGTGGATATACCAAGACTTACAAAAGAAACAATATAGGAATAAAACAAGGTTCTCAAATATCTGTAACACCAGGTCAAGAAATTAATATCATAGTAGGAAAAGGTGGAGCAGGTCTGTATTATGGCTATCCTGAGAAGGGAGGATTCTCTCAATTTATGAACTCATCTTACAGAGCAGATGGTGGAAATCCTTCTGGTAATGGTCTTCTTAACGGAGAAAACTCAACAGGTGGTCCTTATACTGGAGGAAATGGTGGAAGTGGAGGATCTGTAGATCAATCAGGTGATGAGTTTTACGCTGGATCGGATGGATCTGATGCCCCTGGAATAACAGACGGTAATGGGATATATCACCCACCTGGAACGAAATATGGAGGAGGAAAAGGTCAAGGATATACAACCAGAGATTTTGGAGAACCGACGGGTAAAAGAAATGCCGGAGGTGGTGGAGCTGATAGAAATAGGGATGGTGGTATGGGAGGTGAATCCGATTATGATGAAGGATGTGGAATCGGAAGAGGAAACAGAAAAAGTGGTGGTTACGGAGGAGGCGGATGCGGCTCGGGAGGAACCGGCGGTGATGGAACTGTTTTGATTAGGGGTAAAAGATATGTGACTATATAGCACTTTACACCAAAAGCGTAAAATAATATACATTTATACGGAAATCCGTACTGGGTTCCACCAAAACCCTCTACCTTCTGGTAACATCGTTACATCAAAGGATTCTTTTGCTGATATCAATGATGTTAAAAGCACCATTGATATCAGCATTAATTGTCTTACCAGAAGAAGTTTTGAACAATCCTCGTTTGGTCCTTCTTCCTTTGTAAGATTCATGTTTGCAAATCTGTTCATTATCTAAAAAGCTGCATTTTGAAGTATAAGATTCTTCAACGATCTTAACATTGATTCCTTCTAATGTAGCTTTATAAGATATCATTGAAATAAACATATTAAAAGGAATAGATACAAAGTTCTGATTATTTCGTTTTCCGATATTGATCTCTTGTTTCCAGCATTTGTTATGACCGATTATGATCGTATTAATACCATTGGAAACTACGTGATTAATCAATATCCTACTTGCCTTGTGAAGATAATCTTTGATCTTGTTATTCCTTTTGTTTGTTAATGACCTTATTTGTTTTGAAGTATGTTTATTATCTTTTAACTTAGATTTTAAGAATGCTAACCTTTTGTTATAATATTGGTTAATAGACTTCAGAGGTCTACCATTGATGATAAAACAAGAACCGTTGTTAGAAACACAAGATGCTAAATTATCTAATCCTATGTCGATACCAAGATAGTTTCCATTATCTGACATAAGATCCTTTTCCTTCTTGTTGTAAACTATTTCAAGAACAATATACCCACTCTTAGGAATGAATCTAAGTTGTTGGATATTTTGTTTGTTAGTCCTTGTTGTAAAGGAAAATTGTTTTGGTAACTTAACAACGCCTTGCTTTATCCATTTTTGAGAAAAAGCATTTGTTGTAAAAACAGCAGGGAACAAACCATCTTTGTTAAGATACTTAGGTATTCTAACAAATTCGGAATACTCACCTCTATTCTTTTTATTAAAGAGATTGAAGAAAGATTTAAAGTTTCTATCAACCATCATCAACACCTGTTGAGCAACTGGTGCTGGTAAAGCACGATAGTCAACATCATTTTCTGTTTTCAACACTCTTTCGAGAGAATAATAGTTGAGATATTTGTACTTTACAGTATTATCATCCTTGTATTGAAAATAGTGTTGTCTAACAACATACAATCCTTTATTGTATAAGTTTTTACACTTATGCAATAGATCATAAAGTTCATTGTAATAAACAGAACTTGGCTTGATTGTATGTTGTTCGAGTAATCTCATGGCACAAATGCAGGAATTATTATTTATAAATAAAAACAATTCGGTATATTTGTGGTGTAAAGTTGTATATAATCACCAAAAAGTTTATGGTATGATGAGGAGATTCGAATTTAACAATAATTATTTAACAGGAGACTACCATAAAGCTATGGCGCAAGGTTTTGTTATTCCAGTAGCTTCTGTTGTGTGAGTTAGTTCTTCTTTTGCTATCTTTGTGACAAACAGTTATAAAATGGCAGCAGAAGATAATAGAAACATAGCGGTTCCTCAAACAGGCATGAACCGCGATCTGCATCCGTCGAGTCTTACGGATCAGCATTATACGTTTGCCTTGAATGCCAACATCGAATCCGAGGATGGTAATGTTGGGATGAGATCTAATGAGCACAGTAATCTTAAATGCATTGATTTCGATGGATTTAAAGTTATTGGGTATAAAAATGATCTTACTTCAGGCAATATCTATTTTTTTATAACAAATCCTGAAACAGGCGTATCTAAAATAACTTATTTCAAGCCTGAATCCGATACAAGTATCTTATCTGATTCTGATATAGAATCTATGGTAGAAGGATCGGAGTCGTTGTGTTCTGGCATGAAGACCTTGCTGGAAGACAACGAGCAAGATCCGTGCCTCAATTTCTCTATCTATCATCCTATAAAAACCATAGAAATAAAGACAGAGAAATGTGGTAAGTGTATTTACTGGACTGACGATTATAATCCTCCCAGGTATGTTATTGTAGACAAGGCTCTGACTCCTGATGATGAAGGTGATATATGGTATCATTATCATGGGTATAAGATATGCGATAAAGAATACGATAGGAAAAAGTTCATGCAGGAGAATGGTTGTTTTCTGGCATGTGAGAAACTTAGGGTGTTTCCGCTACTGGACCAGCCATGCGTAGAGCCGGTACAGATAGAGTACGGGGGCAGCCTGCGTGCGGGCGTGTATCAGTTTGCTGTGGCCTTGTGCGATGAATTTGGTAACGAGAAAACTAACTATACTTCATTAACTAACCCTGTTCATGTATTTGACGAACAATATATTAGGATAAATGATGGTAAATGGGGAGAAAGAACTAATCTTGGTATAAGGCTTAAGGTGTCTAATTTGGATAGGCAAGTCAGCCATTACAAGGTGGCTGTTATTCAGAATACTGTAGGATACAATGGCGAAACACAACCTGTAGTTGATTATTTTATAGAAGGTATTCATCCTATTACAGAGAAGACTATATACTATTATTCTGATCTTAATAATAAAAGGACAACATTTGAACATATCTCTTTAAAAAGAGCCATATATAATACATCGAGAGGAATAGTATCGGTTGGAAACCGTCTTTTGCAGTATGGTCTTACTGCTGAAAAAGAGTGGAATTTACAACCTGTAGTTTCTCTTATGGGGCATTTCCTAAAATGGCAGGCATCGGTAGCCCACGAGGATCTGTATAAAGATGGTAATGCTTGTTCGTTGTATGTTGGATACATGAGGAATGAAGTATATCCTTTTTCTATATCATTTAAGACATCTACTGGTTATAAAACTCCAGCGTTTGTTCTTATTCCCCCACCTTCTGATAAGGCAAGAGAGGAAATGAACAAAGACAGTATCCCATACCAGTCTATAAACGCATATGCTCCGAATTGTTCAGGAGTGGAAAGGGAATATGTATGGCAGTATAGCAATACGGCAGGAGATGGGGTATTGATTGACGACGATGCGGTTGTTATAGATGAAGAACAGAAAGAGTGTAATAACCCGGCTACCGTAGGTCAAACTGTTATAGTGGAAAGCGATTTCGCTACTTTTAAAGGGAAATCAAGATTTATTATCGATTATGATGATATTGTAGGAACCCCTATAAATTATTTGTCTGAAAATATAGGTCTTGTAGCTTGTAACAATAAGGAGAATGGAGACAATGAAAGACAGATATGCGATATAGCTACCAATTACAGAGAAGACGGAGCACAGGATTATATGGAACCAATTGATCATATTGGGTTACCAGAAATGGAAGGAGACTGCGAAGTTCCCCATCGTCAAGAATCTATATTGTCTGCTCCAGTTCCTTTGATAACAGGTCTTGTGGAAGATTATATATATAAAGAATTAGAAGACATGGAGCACGTGTCTACCGACTATTTATATACAACCGGAGGTGAGAACCAGAATAAGTATTCTGTTCTATTCAATTACGATACAATGGATTCTTTGTCTGAATGGATGGATGAAGCTTTTTTTGGTGATGACGCAGGTAAGGTATCCGGCGATGGCAAACGACATCTTTGTTCTGAGTTCTATCCGTATTTACAACCAGGGAGTATATTAAAAACAGTGTCAGATGCTATATACGTTCTTGACACTATGCCTTGTACATGTGGTTGTTATATTGAAAATTATTGTTCGGATCCTACTGTTTCAAGGTCTGATTATAATAACTTTCAAAATAACAATTACATCCTTGGAGGATATATTTTACATATAGATGGGTGGAGTCAAGAGATAAATGGAAAAGGCGATTGGAGGGCTGGTAGATCAACGAGTACGGTAATAAATGATCAATACCGATCAAAGAACGGACCGAAATATTGCATTGAACAGTTCTGGCCTGATGCGTCCAACAAGCTCCAGGATATGATATACAAAAATTCGGACACCGGAATACCTGAAACCGATTGGGAATTTGAGGGATATGTAAATAATGCTACATTCGAAAATCCTACTGGAGATAAACTTAATATAGGATTTGCTTCTGAGTTTGTAGTTCGTAAGTTTGTAAGGAATGTAATGACCAATGCCAGGTTTATTAGAATCAATAGGCCGGAGGAATGGGATATAGAAGGATATAAGGAAGAAAATAAGGTTCTTTATCTTGAAGCTCTCGGAAAGGTAGATGGTATAATGGATGCTGTGTCTACCAATTACGTTCGTGTTTCTTTTTGGAAGGATATAGAGACATGGAATCCACTTGGCACAATACCAGTAGATTTCGATAGGCCGGAACATGCTTCAGAACATTCGGTTATTATCAATATAGCAAGACCCGCATGGGGAACTATAGATGATAAATTCTTTAAAGAAACGATAAAACAAGATTATTTTTATGTAACAATAGAATCGCCGGTTGTAGCTGTTCCTTGGATAATGACATTCAGGAAAATACAATTCTGTGAATATAAGAATAAGGATACTCCAGACGAGGAGGAGGAACCAAGCAAGAAGCCGTCTCGTGCTATTTTAGGTGTTTCTTTTGCTACAGGTAAAACCATATATCCGTATATTTTTGGTATAAGAGAAAAGGAGGTAAATAAAATTGATTTATCTGTGGATTCTATAACACTTAGATCAACTGTCTTATTTGCATCAAAATGTCAGACATGTGGAGATAGGCCCATCAATTGCAAGCCTCGTCCTTATAAATACGGAGATTTTGCATATTGGGAATCATCTGAGAAATATCCTGCTAATTTTGAACTTTATGATAGTAGTAGGATGAAAATAGACACAGGCAGATCTTATGATGATCCAAAAAAATCAGAAGCTTATTCTAATATTATGAATAAGCTAACAGAATATTATGGTGCTCCTTTGTCAGACAAAGATGGATTATCTTATTTCAAGGGCCATTCTTATGGAGGAGTAGATACTTCTACCGTATTTTGCCAACAACCTATACGTCATTACCGGTTCCCAGATAATAAGCATATACCTTTTATGAACAGTGATGAACGTGGATATGACATAGCTTCTGAAATATATCCGGTAGGTATTATGGTAGATGAGAACACCATACAAGTGTTTTTGGATTTTGCGGTGGATTCTGGTTTGATTACGCAACAACAAAGAGACACGATCGTAGGATATGAACTGTATCGTGGAGATAGGAGACTAAATAGGTCGGTTGTAGCTTCAGGGTTAGCCTATGATATGCTTAGATACATAGGAGACGATGGTAATGTAAATATCTATCCTAATTACCCATATAATGACCTATCACAAGATCAATATAATTATACGTCTGGCAAAAGAGACGAGTTTATATCCCATCCTTTCGACAAAGGAGGAAACGTGTGGTATTCATTTTGTTCGCCTGATATTTATTTTAACAAGCCCGAACTTCCAAATGAAGTATGTATAGACGGGTTTCAAAGAGGAATGTCTGTAGGCAGTTTTATACCTGTCGAAGATCATCCAAAATGGACTATCTTAGGTCCTGCCGCTTATACGATGGCTGCGTCACTTGCCGCAGTTGAATCAAGTACCACAATAGCCGCTATGATAGCAGAAGAGCTTCAGATAAGGGCGCAGTCTGGATACATAGGAGGGTCGGCCGGTCTTACCGGAGGAGGATTCCTAACGAATCTAAGTGTGGCCATGCTGTTTTCTTCAATGGTGTCAACCATCAGTCAAACTCTTGCTAAGGGCCCGATATTGTACGGTAAGTACCGTTATGATTGGCTTAATACGTTTATAAACAATGGACCGAGACGTAATCATGCATGGTATTATACTTCTGTAGGATTATATAATTCAATGATAGGTATAACAGACCAGGATAAGTATGAACGAAATTTTGCTCGTGGTTTATCTTCTGTTAAATACATGAAGTCCGGTGTATATCCTATGATGGATGCCAGTATGTCATCTAAATGGGGAACCGGTAAAAACGATAATGAGGGACGATTCTTATTTGTTAATAATATAGATCGTGAATCTTCGTTATTTTTATCATTTGGTGATCCAGGTGAAAAAGGAGATGGTAAATCGAAATATTTATTGGAATATCCGAACTATGTCTACAACTACGACAGTAGCCGTATAGATGATTCGGTTATTGCTGGAAGCGATGTTGTAGCAGGAAGAACATTCGAACAATCCAAATCAGTTTCATACATTTGCTCTCCGTATATGAGGCTTATGCGATATAGGCCGGATCAATATGGTCAAATAGAAGATATAAAGTGGATTTCTATAGGAGGGTGTGGCTTTTTCACTAATGAAAAGAAACTGATGTTCGGTGGTGATACGGTGATAACCAGATTTTCATTAAAGAGAAAATTTCCTGTTTTTTATAATAGTGCTTTTGGTATTGGAGATATGATACCTTTCCCTTACATGGATTATAGAAATGTAGGATATCCAAGATATTTTGTTAATTATGATACAGGGGAAGATGCGCTTGAAACCACGGATAACGAACGTTTCAATAGTTGGACATCGTCTAATAAAGGAAGATATGCTTTTTACCCAAACAGGAAGAGCTTGTATGAATTGAATGGTGACACCTCCGGTAAGTATGTAGATGGCAGATTTTATACATGGTTCTATGGGATACCTCGGTTCCTTGTAGAGTCTGAAATAAATTGTAATTTCAGATTAGAGGGACCTCAGCCCCATGAATTATTCTACCCAAAAGTAGGAGATTTCGTTTGGTGGACACAAGAAAAGAACGTATCTATCCATAGGGACAATGATTACAAGATAAGTCCTATCTATTCATCAAGAATGACATTAACACCTAATGTATTGCCGGCAACATACGAACGTCGTTTTTATGATTGTGCTTACCAGCGACCTAATGGTGTTATATGGAGTAGGGCTGACGTATCTGAAAACAGTCAAACAGATCCGTGGCTAACGTACAAGCCTATGGACTATCATGAGTTCCCAACCAGCAACGGGAAGCTTATTCACATGAAGCGTATTGAATCCGATCAGATTCTTGTCAGGTTCGAGGATCAGGTTTCACTCCATAACGCCATAGACGTAATCAAGGAGCGCACCTCCCCAGGGCAGGCTGAGATGGGCACCGGCGGTCTGTTCGCGTCCCGGCCTCTGGAGTACAACACGACCGACCTCGGTTATTCTGGAACCCAGAGTACTGAAATAATTAGTTCAGAATTTGGTCACTTCTGGGTAGATACTAAAAGAGCACAGGTGTTTATGACCGACCCGAACGGACGTAATCTTAAGGAACTTAGTGTAGGGATCAGGCATTGGCTTAAACGTCATCTTCCGTTTAAGATCCTTAGATACGGAATAACTAATATCTTAACCGGCACAGAAATGACAGAAGAAGATACAGACAATAAATTTATCGGTCTTGGTCTGTCTCTTGGATGGGATAATAGGTATAAGAGGGTACTTATCACTAAAAAAGATTATATACCTGTTAAGAACCCGGCATATTACAAATATGATGGTGGAAGGTTCTTGTACAATGAAACAGAGGTGCTGTCAAACGATAAGGAAATATCTTTAAAAGACGAACAGTATTTTAAAGACGTGTCGTTCACTATCGGATATTCGTGTCTGAAGCAAGAATGGATTTCTTATTATTCGTTCTGCCCTGACTATTATATAGAACAGCAACAATATTTCCAGACAGGAATAAACTTCCCGGCATCAGACGAAGAAGGTGGCTTATGGAGCCATTTGCTGACGAATAAGAGCTTCCAGACATTCTACGGAGCAACATATCCATTTATATTAGAAGTGCCGATAAAAGAGAAATATAATGGCTCTACGTTGGCTTCTGTAGAATACGAGCTTGATGCAAGGAAATACGTCGATGATGTGAATTACACTCTTGACAGGAAAGTAGGTTTAGATACGATAACTATCTACAACGACACAAACAACTCAGGTGAAATTCATCTTGTTCCAGAAGAAAAGAATAATTTAGCGCAACGTATATCGTATCCGAAGATTGTAGGCGACCATACCGAGGTCCTGGATACTGAGGTATATAGAAGACATAAGTTAAATGACTTCTTCAATAGGGTTGACGACGACCGATCTGAAACACCTATCTGGATCAAGGACGATAACGATATAAATAAGTCGGTTAATTCTGATGCTCTTAATTTCAGACGGTCATGGCTGGATAGGTTGCGTGGAAGTTGGATGCTGATGAGGATAAAGAAAGTAATTAGCAACCGGAAAATTATATTCCAGTGGTTGATTTCTGAAGATAAGATTAAGAATAGATAATATCGTATTACCCTCTACTTTTCAATAAGTAGAGGGTAATTTTTTATTCTACACATATAAATCCGTATTTTTTTATTATATGACAAATATCATTATTATCCATTCTGAACCATTCTCCACCTACTCTTACCGAATCATATTCTTTATGTATTAATAATTCTACATTTTTATTGCATACTCCTATTATAGATAAATTAGGATTCCCGATAGATAGCGTTTTAAGTCTTTCAATAGGGTTACGGCTTTTCCCTATTTTAAATAAACCACTCGAACTATCTTTAATTATATAGGTATTAATATCACCACTGGAATTTTTATCATGCGTGACTGGGGCTGGTTTGTTACATACTGTAAGGAGTGATGCGTTTTTACCGAACAATATGGATATTACATCTATAGCATCTTCGTATATAACGGATAAAGATTGCAGCATGATATACAAATCAACTTGTCTCATCATGTTATCATTTATAAACGTTAATACTCCAAATCCACTATCAATGAAAATAATACTTACATTTTCTCCGTACACTTTATTGAATAGGTTATATACTTTTTCATTGTCATTTTCTTCAAATTCTATTATTTTAAAATTTTTACTATTAAACGGAGAGTCGTCTTCATTTAATAGTAAATCAACAATATATCTATCCATGTATTTATTTTTTTTATGTTATACGCAAATATACAATACAATACTTCCTATTATATTGTCTGTGTGTTAATTTATTCAAATTAATCTATTTTAAATCATTTTAATTTGTAAATCATATTTGAATGTCTATATTTGCATTGTAATCAAGAGAGATTATAATACAAAAACAGTGGTGATGGAAGGTGATACTTCGGTTTGTGTCACAGGTTCGAGTCCTGTATTTTTCATGTAAGAAAAATTAGATCAGTTGGTAGATCAAAACCTCCTTTAAAACACCTTCCAAGTTATCCCTGTTTTAATAAAATATACAGATGGTGAGGAGTACGGTTACTTCGAATGAGGCCGATATATCATTTTAATTCTCCGTCTCCGCTTTTCCTCTGTTTGAAAGACATAAGAAACTAATGAGTGGTGATGGGGTTAGTTACTTCGAATTTAGCTCAGATGGTAGAGCAATATCCTTTTAAGATATGTGTCAATGGTTCAAATCCATTATTTGATTGTTTACACTAACTTCAGGTTTTCCCTCATTGAGTATTCATTTTGATATATTTTTTTTTCAAGCAGTGGTAGTAATATCACTGCTTTTTTTGTATAACACTTTAAAGAAAACAACAACAAATGGGAAAGTTTAACAAAAAGGATGAAGGTGTTAAACCTACGATCGTGAATCACATGGGAGAGAAGGCGTATAAGCCTAACGCAGAAGAAGAGTTGGTATCTACGGTAATGACTACCATGTTGTCTGATTCTTATTATGAGAAAGAAAAAGACAAGGTGAACAGGATTAAGGACCTTATGGATCAAGTAGATCCATATTTCGCAGCACAAACAGCATTGTATGTCAGGAAAGAAGGAAAGCTTAGGTCGGTAACGCATCTTATGGCTTCTGTCCTTGCCAGCAAAGCATCGGGTAAGGAATGGGCTTCAAGGTTCTATAATAAGATCGTTATGCGTCCTGATGATATGAGCGAAATCCTTGGCTGCTATGCGGCTCTTAACGACAAAAATCCAAAGAAGTTAAGAGGAATATCCAGCGCTATTAAGAAAGGGTTTAAGACGGCCCTGGAAGGTCTTGATCCGTATCGGATTGACAAGTACAAGATGGACAGTAGGGTTATTACGATGATTGATCTTGTGAATTTATTTCACCCCAAAAGCAATCAGGTTAATAAAACAGCTTTCCAGTATCTTATAGAAGGTCGATCTTTGTCTGGATTATACGAAAGCAAGATTCTTGAAAAAGAGATGTCTAAGGCCGGTCAGGATAAGAAAGACAATAAGGAAAAGAAAGAAGCTTTAGGTGACGCTATTCGGGACGTGGTTTCTAATGTAAAAGGTATGCCTATTTTTAATATGGTTCGTAATCTTGTAAACATAATCAAATACGCACCTGATCAAATAGATGAAGTTTGTAGGCAGCTTACAATAGAAGAGAAGGTGCTTAATTCGAAGATGCTTCCTTTCCGTTTTGCTTCAGCTTTCAAAGAGGTTGAAAATATAGGCACTGATGGTTCCGATAATGATATTGTATTTGAGTCGGATAAAAAACGTGCTAAATTAACAGCGCGTAACAAATATAAGATTTTAGATGCGTTGGAGAAAGCCATAACCATCTCCTGCAAGAACCTGCCGGTATTGGAGGGGCGGTCGGCTATCCTGATTGACCACTCTGGCTCTGTACGTGGAGATATGGGAGGATCTTCTGAGGTGTCTGCCTTTAGCAAAACAAGTACGGCTGTCATTGGTAACTTATTTGGCTGTATGATTGCTTCTGTGCTTCCTGACGTATTTATTGGTATGTTTGGTGACAAACTTATCAATTACGAATATGATAGAAGTAAAGGTGTTTTATGGAATAACAAAAAATCTTTTACTGCCGGAGGAGAATGCGGTGGTGCCACTGAAAACGGTCTTTTTGCATTCTTGGATAAGTGCGTTAAAGATAAGATCAAAGTAGATAACTTGTACGTTATTTCAGATATGCAGATAGGAGACGGTGAATCTGTTGTATGGGAGAAAAGTTCCAATTATAAATATGGTAAATTCGCCGAACTTTTGAAAGGGTTTAAAAAAGTGAATCCAAATTGCAAAATCGTTTCTATTTCTATTCAAGGATATGGAAGTGAGATGTTTTACAGAGGATCTAATATCTTGAACATAGCTGGCTGGTCAGAATCTATCTTCGATGTTATTAACAGCAAGTTCTGTGGATATAAGAATATGATTGATGAAATTAAGAAGATTAAGATTTAAATCTTACATTCGTACTGTTTTCATAAGAAGAGATTTATCATAACAAGCCGGAGAATGAATGGTGGCATTCTTCGGCTATTTTGTTTACATTTGTTGAAAAAAAAAGAATGAAAGAAAAAGAATTTGATTTTGTGATATATCCACTAAAGTTGATTATCACCATAGGGTTAGATTACAAAACATTGTGTGATCGTTTTGAGAATGCAGAATTGGATCATGAAGGAGAATGGGGAGATGAAGGCGATTTAGATTCAGAAGTCTCTTTTATGAATCTTGTTCGTGATAAGGGGGATGATAGAGCTTTTAAGTTATTATGGAATTTTCAAAGTGAGAATGATATGACTATACAAAACATATGTCATGAATCATTTCATGCAGCTATGTCGGTATGCCAACATTGTAATATGTCTCTTGGCTTTAAGGTGGGAGAAGATGAACACGCAGCTTACATAGCCGGATTTGTTGGTAATTGCGCAGATGAAATGTTTGGATTCTTAGAGGAAGAAAAAGATGGCAAAGAAGAGTAAGTCAGATTGGAAACCTTCAGAAAATATTCTTAAATATTTGAAGTCGTGGGAAAAATTTAGGTCAAAACCGTATGACGATGGTGAAGGAAATATTACTGTCGGATACGGATTTAACTTGCCTCACCTTCTTAAAAAATACAAGAAGGGTATAACGGAAGAGCAAGCAGACAAAGAATTTGCAGGCGTAGTAAATACGTTCGTTCCTGAGTTTAGGAAACTTACTCCAAACTTTGATAATCTAAACAATAATCAGCGTGATGCTCTTTTTAGCTTGTATTACAATGCCGGTGCTGATACTTATATGAAAAGTCCTATGCTATTCAAATATCTTAAAGAAGGAGATTTTGATAAGGCGGTTAAGGAAATAAATCATGACGAATGGAAAGACGACATGGATGGCCAGAAGAAGCGCCGGGCCTTCGAGCGCCGGGTGTTCTCTACGCCGACAGACCAGCCTTGGACGGTGGATGACGACAGTAACTACGTCCTGATTGAAAACAAGCCAGTAGAAGACAAATCTGTAGGAGAAGGTACTGATGGTCCAAAATACGAAGACGCTCGCCATGTGGAAGCTAAATATGATTATACAGGTTATGTGGGTAGAGGATATGACGGAAATAAGGTCAGGGTATCTGATTCGAATATGAAATCAGTTGGTATATCCAATAACGCTGATCCTGATAAGTGGTATGAATCCGTTAATCCGATATTAGACACTGATCCTATTAGTTTAATAGCCGATTTTATTCCTACTATGAAACGAATGTTGGATCCTAATAGGGAGCGATCGGGGGAAGATACAGCCACGGATTTTGAAGAAAAAATGTGGAAAGCTTACACGGATGGAGATATAAGTAGATTGCCGGCAAGCAAGTATCGTTTTGATGACGATGATAATGATGCTCAGTATGTAGGATTGCCTCAAGAACAGGCTATTTTGATACAATCTTTATTAGATAAAGAGTATATGAACAATATGCTTGACGAGGCATATAAGAATGCTGATGAAAAAAGTAAACTAAAAATAAGAGATTATAAGAAGGTTCTTGATAAACTAAATAAAAATATATTTGAAAATCCAGGAAAATGGATTTTAGTAAATGAAGGCGTAAGTCCATTTAGAGAAGAAGTATATGGTGACAATTTTGAAAAAGTGAACGAAGCTTCCGGATTAGGTGCGTTGAAGAATTTCAGTGTAAGATGGGATCCGGATGCTGGTATGTTAGATGTGAAGGATGATTATGATTTTAGTCGAAAGAAGATAGCGGAAGACATCATACCGGAAAGGGATGTCCCTCTTAGAATAAGGGAACGTATCAAATACGATCCTAAGAAAGGTAGTGTGCTTCGAAATAATGACAAGGCTTTACCTAAAAGATTTGTAAGGAAATACGAAGAAGGTGGAGAAGCTAAACATTGGTGGAGTGATACAGACAAGAGAGATGAGATTATAAAAAGACAAAATGACAATGGAGAGTGGCAAGAAAAGAGGAGGAGATTACTTGAACAAGCTCATTCAGATCTTGAAAAAGGTGAAATTGATGAGGACGAATTTAGAAGAATAGCCGGGTTTTCAAACAGTGAAATAGGAAATTTGATAATATCCAAAGATGGAAATGGGGAAAAAATAGGAGCTATTATAAATAATCTTTTAGATTCCATAGATATAGATAAAGTAAAAGGGGGAATAGGTGATGCTAAAGAGGGAAAGGAGGACAAGAACAAGGAGGATGCTTACCCTTATAAGTTAATGGTCGAATCTTTACTTACACTTGCAGATGTTGCTTCTTCCACACCTGGAATGCTTAGGTTGTATAATAAAATGGGGTTAGATTTAATGCCAATTCTTAAGACAATAGCAGAAAGTAGCAAGATACAAACCATAGCAGGATTGTCCAATATAGGTATTGATGGAAGTCAGATTGCTTTAGATCCAGAAGGTGATAATGCCTTTAATTATGCCGGCATACTTGGTGGAGCGGCAGAAGCAATAGGAGGAACGAATGTGGTAAGGAATATGTCTTTTATGGGAAGATATGGAAACAAAGTGGATGATATACTTGATATTGCAAATCCTGTTATATCAACGTTGGGTATAGTAGATGATGTAAGTAATATGGAAGATGGCGGCGCTAAATACAGGTATATCACATCGATGGACAATGCATCAGTGGGATGGGATATAGACGAAAAACCTGAAATGGAAGAAGGCGGATTTGTTCCGGATTGGACGTTGCAACGAAACAAGTTGATAAATAGAAGAGGGGTGTCAAGATGCAAGGATGGCGGTGTTGTTAGTAATTCCGATTTTACAAAAGATACATCTATGGCTCGTGATGCATTACGCATGGATTCGAGCTATAATCCATCATATTCATATATCCCCCAAAATAATACATCAAATCATTCATTTGATATAGAAAGTCTTATCAAAGAAAGTTCAGGGATTAAACCATATGATGATATGCCGGATATAAAGAAGCATAAGGTCCATAAGGGAGATACACTATGGAGTATCTCCAAAAAGACGGGAGTCCATATAGATGACATTATCTTATACAATCCACAAATCAAGGATATTAATAAGATCGAGATAGGGGATGAAGTAAATCTTGAAGCTCCGATAAGCAACCCAAAAGCTCTTGACTATAAAGAGATTAAAAAGAAGGAGAGTGTACTAAATAAGTCTGGTGATAATGCTGCGATAATAAAGTCGGTGCAGCATAATAACAATTTTGCCATAATAGACAAAAAAAAGAAAGTTATAGAAGTGTATTCTCCTGACAATGAGTTATTATACACAGGAAGGATTGGCACCGGCAGGAGTGGTGACGACTATAATACAATCACATACTCAAAAAAAGATGGAAGTATTATAGACGGGAAGGGTAATAATTCTACCCCTGCCGGTATCACAATGGTAACTGGCAAAAGCACATATCACGGTGTTCCTGCTTTTATCCGTTCAAGATACAATAAGAAAACCGGTAAGTGGGATGACAATGTAGCGTCCTCTATGCACTGGGGCGCTTCCGGTGGAAGTAATGGGTGCGTTCGTCTTATCGGGGATACGGCAAACGAATTGGATAAGTACATAAAACAAGGTTCCATGGTCTACACTCTTCCCGAGAAGGATGGCAGCAGATTTATGGTTCGCGATGGGATGTTGAGCTATATAGCGGATAATCCATATGGAAAAGATGAAAAAGGAGATCCTAAAAGATACTGGGATGATTATAATACATTTAATGATAAAACATACAAACCAATAGATATAAGCCAGATAGACAGCGATATTAATATAAACGTAAACCATGCGTCTATGTCCCCTAAGGCTATCGCCCGTGATCTGCTTTTAAGATTTGTTGATACAGGGGATAGAAATGAGAATGTAAATGCTTTTATATCCGGAATCGAGGATTATAAAAAGGCAATCATGGCTGATACAGGTATCGATTCAGCTACTTACAACGATCTTGCCGATATTGCCCTTGGTATAGCCGAACAGGAATCCAAATTCGGCACATCTGTAAAATATGCGTTAAAGAACGCATTAACGCAAGAGCAGCTGGATTTGCTAAAGACCATAAAAGGCGGCGTAAAGGGTGTTGCTAAAGACTTAAATAATATAGATGAGATCACATGGGATGGCGTTTTGGAGCATTTTAAAAAGCCTATATCATACAGGAGTAACGGTATCACCCAAATAAAAACAAGAGGAGACAACTATAGGACAAGGGTTTTGTACGATAAATATGGAATAGATGAAGAGTCGTTGAAGAATCCGTATATGTCCGGTGCAGGCACTATGCTTCGCCTTGCAAGCATATACAGGGATGAAGTTGCCGGACGTAAATTTAAAGGGCCTGAAGGGGATATAGATCCGATGGACGCTGTTCTGTATAAATGGTCTGGTCGAAACAGGCTATTAAGAAGCGGAAAAGCAAACCCTAAATTAGACGAATATCATAACAATGTAAAAAAATATGCGTCTAATTTCAGAATCAATACAGTAGATAAATTCGATGAGCGCCTTGGCGGAGACGAGGCAACTGTTCCGGATAAACCGGCGATGAATATTGATGATGTTACGCCATCGCTTGTTTGGGAAAAGAACACCGGGCTTAGCGGCGTTGATGAGAGAAGGCAATATGTTCCTCTTTACGCAGAAGGGGGAGCTGTCGAAAAGCAGCGTGAAGCATACAAGTACTTAACAGAAAAAAGAGGTATGTCTAAGATTCAAGCTCTTGCTGTCATAGGCAACCTTATGGCTGAATCCATGTTAAAAGATGACGTGTATGGAGATAACGGCACATCATACGGAATCCAGCAGTGGCACAACGAGCGTATGGATATGCTATTCAAACAAGCCAGAAAGAAAGGTCATTCAGAGCCTACATTCCAAGACCAGTTAGAGTTTCTTGCTGACGAATACGAAGGAAAGACCGGATATTCTAATTTCTTATACACAAGAAAAGGAAAAGAAGGACCAGGGTATTACAACTACAGCCGGCAGGACTTTATGAACGCCGATAACCTTAAAGATGCTGTAGTAGCTTGGAACCAAGGAGCAGGACGTCCTCATAAGAGTGTTATAAGAAATGATGACCGTTATAACTATGCTATGGAAGTTGCTAAAAATCTTGGTTTGGATATTGAAGAAAATTCCGTATCTTCGTATGGTCAAATGGGATTCGGAGATGATGGTGAAATAGCAGCATCAGTAACACTTCCAGAGGTAGAAGTGGCAGCCGCCCTCCCTAACCCGGAAGCTCCGTCCCAGGAGAGACAGTCCGAGGAAGAGAGATTCCGTACATGGACTGAAACGTATGGTAAAGACATTATAAATCATTTACTGACGTTGGATAGAGAAAGAAAAGATGGTAATGACGACGATTATAGTATGATGTATAAACAGCGTGAAAAAGAAAGCGAAGAAGATAAGAAAATGGCTTTGATTAATGCCGTGCTTCCCAATATACAGCTTCGCATTAAAGGCGTTACCGAAAATTAAAAAAAGATTGTTTTTTTTCTTCATTAATAAATAGAAGCCGGATTTGAGACTCGTTACACGGATACCGAAGGTTGAAGAACGATATCAAGATAATCCGGCTTTTTTGTGTGATTTCGTGAAGGATGGAACTATCATCGCCTTGGTTTAACAGAACAGACCTACGTGCTTCCACTGTCCTGACGGTCATGGACGCTCGTCTCGCCTACTTCCTGCCTAATTCTCCACTGGCTACCTAATATAACTATTAACGTCACTCCATCACCTATCTCCCTTCAGTCGATAGGTTCAGTCGTTTTTTAAATGTTATACGTTCTTTCGCATCGTTCCCTTCGGTCACGATACTCAATCTTTTAACACAATTAGGCAAACAATACAATAGACGGAAAAAGTAATTTGTCAATCCGTTCACTCACTTAACTCCCTTCGGTCGTTAAGTTCATTCACTGTAAACAATTATATGAATAAATGGTAAAGTATATAAAATAATATAAATAATATAATGAGTAAGATCATTGAAAATGGTCTTAATATTAAGGAAAACGGAGACTATTCATAGGCGTAGTTTTAATTCAAGATTTGTTGTCCCACCCCTGAAGGTCAGGAGGTTACGTTCAGAACCGTTTTCCTGTCTCTTATCCAAACCGTCATAAAATAAAAAACCTTGTATCCTATTTCTCTCAAACCGGATACAAGGCAGTGCATTTTTTTCTTTTTATGTAAAATCATATATTTGCACTAAATACAAAAACAACATGAAGACAAAAATAACTGAAATAATGAATCCTCACAAGTTACACGACAAGCTCTTCAAGAAAGAGCAGGTCTCTCCGATAGAAGTTATATACAATAGCTTCAGCAACTTAGGGTACAATGTAGTACGCCGTCCATCCGGTCAGTGTTTAGGCAATTTGAGATATTTTAATCTATTTTATGACAAGCATACTCATCATTTCTATCAGAAAGACAGGAAGTTGAGATATTGTAGCAACTTTCTCATATCTGATTACTGGAAAGATAGAGTGCGATGTTTCATAGTTTGGAACTTTGGCTTTGGAAGATTCTTTCCGTACAATGACTTTATTGAGGCTATGGTTTACGACTATCTCCGATATGGGAGAAAGTCAGTTCCTTATCTTAAAAGCGTGCAAGAGGCTGAAGAAAAGTGCGTAAGGTTCTATATCCGGTCTCAGATAGATATGCTCCGTAAGGAAGGATATGCTGCATATCGGGCTAAGTTTAAGGAAGAACGTCCTCAGTATTTCATCGGAGACGATAGGACGGTGTTTAGATGCCTTGACAGCTCTTTGAAAAGAGAAGAGAAGATTGCTGCATGCGTAGCCCACAAAAGGGCTTTAAAAGAAGGGATAATGACTTCCTTCATCAATCACCTTAAGAAACATCCTACCACTTTATATTCGTGGTTCTCGTCAGAGGTAGATAGCGAAGGAAAGAATAGGCTCTGTCTATCTGAAAAGGCTGTTTCGTATTTGAATAAGAGACTGGTTCGCAATGGGTTAAAGTCTCTTTCTGCATCATATCTTTTTAGAACGTTTAGAAAAATGGTGAAGATCTTGTTCGGTTCCAATGTCAGGTCGTTTTTGAATAGCTGTCTGATGTCTGTTTCAACAGAAGAGGTTTTAACCAAATCTATGAAGAAAGTAGTTTCCAAGACGGTGCTGTTTTTGTACAAGAGAGCGCTTAAGAACTATCGCCGGGCATGCGGTCTTAAGTACGACCCTGATTCGGGCGGTTTGTCTGCCGTACATGATTGATTTTTAAACGTATCCCATAACGTTGGATTTTCTCGTTCGTTTCTCTTATCTTTGTGAAAAAAGATAGTATGAAATTACGAATCATAAAAAATCGTCCGATATTCGCTCCTGGCGGTAGTGTTCAGGATAAGAAACAGGATATTAATGTATCCTCTACTCAGTCTATTCTTGATTATGGAACGCCTGTTAATAAATGGGGTGAATCTGATATTCAGAATATATATATGCCTTCTGATGTGATTTTAGAAACAGAGGAGGGGGAGATAAATCCATTTAGTAGTATGCCTACATCCGATCCGTTTTTTGAAAACAATGATGCAGGATATGCAGGATATCTCGCTGATAATAGGGGTATGGTTAAAAACGTAGAGAAATCAGTCGTTGATAATACAATGAATGTAGGTGGTGTTGATGCTGATTCCTCTAAAGAAAAACGTTCCCAAGATGGTAATCCTCTTGATCCTATGACTACCCCATATTATTCACCCGATCTAACCGGCAGAGCTCAAATGTTCGGTACAAGTCTTGGCCGGATAAGAGCCGGTAATAAGGTCGGTGCTAATGTGGCTCAAGCTGCCTTGTCTGGTGTTAGTTTAGGATTAGGTCTTACCCGTAATATCATGGGAGCTTCATCTGCTGCGTATGCAGCCAGCAGAGACGAGCAGGCAGCGAGGGAAAAACTTGCCAAGGAGCGTCGTCAGCAATTCATCAAGTGGGAACGTGAAGGTGGTGGCGTGAATTTAGGTAACGGTCAGAAGATGGATACGTCTGATATGACCGGCGAATATATTTATCCTCTTCCCAAGTCTATGGAAGATGCTGCGAATGTAGAGATAGAGAAAGGCGAGTACGTGCTGACTCCTGACTCCGTAGGGCCTATGGAAGCCAAAGGGAACAGACATGAAAATGGTGGCACTCCGGTTGATTTGCCAGAGGCTTATATTGTTTCCGATTATCGTAAGATAGATGATGAGTTTGCCTCTTACGTTAGAGAAAATTATGGTATTAAGGCAACGTCAAAAGATACATACGCTACACTCCTTGATCGATATAAGAAGAAGATTGGTTTGTCTGATAAGTACGAAGATCAGGAGCGTGTATATAAGAGATTAGATAAAAATGAAGATGTAAAAGACAAAAACACATCTAATCTTAATGCTTCTATTCTTTCCAAGTACGTCAATGAAAACCAGAAAGAGATAGACGAGCTTGAAGCACAATTTCGTTCTTTCGCTGAAATCGTTTATGGCAAACAGGAAGAATCTAAGCGTAACGAGAAGATGGATGCTTTTTTCAGGGATGGCGGGGTTGTTGATCTGAATCAGGTAAAGAAACAAGCTAAGGCTTTTAATATTGCAGAATCAGATGCTAAGAACTGGATATATGACGAGTATGTTAAGCAAACCAGAAAAATGGCTGAAGGTGGACCTACTCAGAAGGAGCTGGAGGAACTTAGAAAGAATGCTATCGGCTACAATAAGCTTATCAATCAGTTATTTGGACGAACTCTTAATATGACTGTATCTGATGTTAGTGGTCGTGAGCAGATTCTTAATCCTGATTCCAGTGTCAATGCCAACCAGAATCTCCAACATAGAAGCAATTTAGGATACGGCAGGGTAAATGATAAGGCGGTATCTAATTTGCTCGACATAAACCGATGGGCTAACAAGTACAATACGGATGGTGATTTTGATACAGAAGGTTTCCAGAAAGGATACAACAGGCAATTAAATGCATTGTGGGCGTTAGCTGATGTAGGCGCTATTACGAATGCTGATGCAGCCAAGAAATTCAGAGATGAATACGGATTCTGGGGCCAGGACGCCGGAAGCTACGGAGGGAATCAGGCTTATAATTCATTTGCCGTAGATGATAAGTTTGGTCAGACAACAGCTACTCGTTCTTATTATGGGTTGGACGTTGTTTCGGCAGAGCAAAAAAGATTGTTAAACGAAAAAGGGATAAAGAATTATGTTGACTTATTTGGTGATAAATCTGATGCCGCTAAGAAGATTCTGGGCTCCGATTATAATAAGTTTGTTGCTTTAAGAGATAGTGGGTTAATGCCGGAAATAGACTTCGTTCTTGAGTCTGTTAAACCAGAAATGAAGCCTATTGAGGCCGGTCCCATAGCACCAGGCCTTACACCGCCTAAGATTGGATCTACTGGAAGGATAGAGGTAAAACCGAAAGCAAGTACGCCTACGACTGCAACCGACACCGATACAGAGGAGGTGGTTGAAGACAACGGACCTAAAGGACAGGGCAGACCGGCGGCGTTCGTTCCTATTTTCCCGGAGATGCTGAGAACGCTCGATACAGGCTTGGAGATAGAAGGTCTGGAAAGGCATCAGGCTCCGAGAATAGACCCGGTTCTTCAATCTGCTGATCAGTATATCAACGAGCTCAACCGCGCTACATCGGCTCAGTTGGACGCAGTAGGTGACGTGCCCGACTCCCAGCGCTCCGCTATTCTGGCTAATATGAACGCCATAGCCGGAAGCAATATAGCCAAGTACATTAACGAAGTAAATTTCAATAATGCAAGGCAAATAAACGAAGCTGATAGATTCAATGAAATGGCTTATGTTCAGACAGACGATAAGAACATAGCGGAAAGGCAACGTTACGAATCTGGGTTATTGAAGGCTATGGCTATAAGGGATGAAAATCTTGCTCGTTATTATGATAGCATAAACAGCGAAATACAGAATAAGTTCAATGTTCGTACATCGTTGAATGCCATAGCTTCCATAGCTCCGAATATGAGAATGCTTCCAAGTGGCCAAATTATTTACGTTCAAGGTAATCAGGATGTGATGAATATGGGTGATTATTCTACACCTTACTTGAGAAGTTTAAATGAAGAAGATGACGAAAATAAAAGAAGAAGGAGGACCAAATAGTGGCTTCACAGTATAGTATTTTAAGGCAATATGCCCCGTATGTTAGTCCTTACAACATAGATCTTGTTAAGGACGTCATGATGTACAAACAGCGGAAGGTTGATGCTGCTCGTGAAAAGATCTATACCCAGGTAGATTATCTTATGGGTCAAGAGATAGATAAGCCTGAAGCCCGCGCTTATATGGAAGATAAGATGTCAGGTGTGATTGCTAACATCAATCAAAAATTCAAAGGCGTGGATCTTTCTTCTGATGGTGTTACGAGAGCCATACAAGGAGAGATCAGTTCGGTGTTGGATGATACGGTCATTAACGCTATTGCCGGCACAAAAGAAGGCAGGAGGGTTATGAAGGAAATAGAATCTATAAAACAGAATCATCCTGAACTTTATTCTCCTATTAATGAATGGCATGCTTTGGACCCTTATTACAAATGGAGGTCAGATGGTAAAGCAGGATCAAGGTTGGGAGGTCTTCATTATTCTCCTTATGTTGATTATACTAAGGAGATAAATAAGCTGGTTAGTGACTTTAGGAAAAACAACGAAGGCAAGAAGATTCAGACAACAGAATATGATGTTAAAGGTAATCCTACTGGTGGAATCATAGAAGTCAACGTAGATGAGCTTACTGATTCCCAGATAAGGAATTTTGTGTCTGCTAACTTATCTGAAAACATGAGGAATCAGATGAGAATAGAAGCATCATACATGGCAGCTACCAATCCGGTGTTCAGTAATCCGGATTTGGTTAGTCAATACATTGGGTCTTATGTCGAAAGATACGATAGGCATATAGGAGCATTGGAAGCAAAAAAGAAATCAGTAGGGGATAATAAGGATATTATTGATCGTATTGACAGTCAGATACAGGAAGCTAAAAATCAGAAAGCAGAAGCCAAGAGGGAGGCAGATATGATAATAGCTTCATCAGATCCGGTAGCGGCTGCTAATTTTGTTGTTACCAATAATCTTTTCGATAAGATGGTTGATGCATGGAGATACGACAATACAAGTTTTGAAAGGAAGAAAGATGATCTTTATTTTGCAAGGTTGGCAGAGGATAGGGCTCAGCAAAAGTTTTTGACTGACAATGCCAAGTCTATGGTTGAAATATCATTGGCGAATGAGCAGCTTGCTCAGGCTAAGATTGAAACCGAATACATGCGTACTTACGGTTCCAAGATGGGCACTGAAAGCTCATCCGGAGGCACAAGAGGAGCAGGCGGTGTAGGAGTGCCGATGGCTCCTATGGACGGGCCTACGGCTATCAATTCTGGAACGGGTAAGATAGGATCTGTTAATTTGGCTAATATCCCTTATGAACAACTCACATCTTCTTCCACAGAGCGTAGAGCAAATTTATTGAAATTATATAATTCATTATCTCCTACAGACAGAAGCAATATCGTTGCAGCATCATACGAAGAAGAAAAAACTGACCCAGGATTGTATGCTAATATGACTCCTGAAGAACGGATATATTCTTATTTAAAAAATAATGGAGGTCAGAAAAACGGATATTTCGGACAAGGAAATAACAGATTGTCTGAAGCTTATGATGCTTTACTTCTTTCTGATTCTAAGGCAAATGGAGCTGCAAAGGCTATAAATAACATAACTGATTATCAAATAGATAATATAGTTACTAAAAAAAATAAGGATATTATCAGGAAAGTTCGTAATGCTAAGTTTATGAAAGGAAATTCTTTTATGAATCTTACCAATACAGATGATAAGGCTGGAGCCTTCCTGCTCGCCACAGCCATAACAACTGGTGTATCTGATGCCGTAGGGTTCAGAGAATACATGATGGATCCTTCAAGAGGAATAGATATTCTTAGTGCTATATCTCCGTCATTAGGAGCTAAGGTGAGTGCCGGCAAGTTGGGGAAAAACATATCTGATGCTATTACAAGCGAGAATAATGGTTCTTCTACTGGTACATTGGCTCTTATTAATGGAATGAAGAAACTCAATGGCGATCCTGATTTTAATATATCTGATTATATGACCATAGATAAGGATGGTGATATAGATTTAAAAGATTATCAGGAAGGTGAACCATTGACTATTACCCAGCTAAGATATGCTGAGAAAAACAGTAGGGTGTCTGATATGATAGCAAGTCAGATGCAGGATGAGATAAAAATGTCTGTATCTCCCGATCAGATTTCTGATAAGTTATCTCAGTATCATTACCTTGATTCTTACAAAAGATACAATTGGAATGCCGATTCGCCGGAAAAGTCTTTGCAGAAGGCTCAGTTTAGAAGATTGTCTGGTTACATGGCAGGAAAGGTAAATAATCTGGATCCTACTGCTATTAATGCCATTAATATGGATACCGAGATAGATAATGGCACCGTTAGAAGATTCTTGACTGCTCAAGTAGGTTCCGGTAAAAATTCTTATGTTACAGAAAGGGTTGAGATTACGAATGACGAGCTTCTTAAGGCGGGTATAGATCCTTCGGTCGAGGAGCGCAATTATCCGGTAGATGGCTACAAATCAAGTTTTGAAACCTGTGATTTTGTAGATACCGGAAAGAAGGAAGGTTATTCTTATGATAAGTATCTTATACGTAATGGCCTTCCTCGTTTGGCTTCTAAGGCTGATGTTAAGAATGATCTTTATGATATAGTAAAGGTTCATGGTTCTTACCTTAAGCCAGAAGAAATGAATGTTGTTAAAGCCCTTGTTGATAATTTTATTGACATGTCTGATAATATATCAGTTCAGTTGGAGGGAATGGACGATAGGGGTTCAAGAGAGGTAGCGGTCAATTTCTATGACAAAAGGACTAAAAATTCTAAAAATCCTGCATTGTTGTTCTCGGATTTTGTTCCTTTGGATCCAGGTAATGATGAGTATGCGGATTACTGGAATAGCATTCACCAGAAGTGTCCTCAGTACTTCTTTGTAAAATACGTGAAGGAGGCTGTTCAAGAACGTCTTGATCAGATGAGGGATCCGTATATGAGAGGAATAAATATCACGCCCAACATGAATGACAAGTTTAGTAAGTTGAACGATTTTTTGCAGAAAATTTATGGCTGACAATAATATAGATAGATATAATCCTGCTGCTAAAACCACTTACGAAGATGTGGCAAGGCAAAGAAAATTAGCCGAAGAAGAGAATTATACTCCGGCTACACTACCAGAGACGACAACGCCTCTGGTTCCTAATTATATGCCTGGTGAAGGTGTGTATGCCCAACCTAAATTTCCGGATTACGCATCAAGGATAGCTGCTGCCGAATACGAAGAACCGTATATAGCCAAGGAGATAAGCAACAGCTACTCGGAGGCACTGGCTCGTAACAGCTACAGGGGGGCTACACCTGCCCCGCCGCCTCTTAATCCCTATGGACCAAAGGTAAGTATCCGTGAAAGTCATCAGATGGGTAATGATGGGGTATGGCGTACAAAATATCCCAACTATATTCCGGGTATAAATAATGAGGATTATTATGCCAGGAGACAGAGCGGGTGGAGTAAGTTTTGGAATGGTGTAGGTAAATTCGCTTTAAAGTCTGCATTGTACGGTGCGCAAGGAGTTGTGTCATTGCCTGACAAACTTATCAATATGGCATCTGAGGGAAGTTACAAAGCTGCGTTAAACACTAACATGGATAAGTTTGTAGGTGATCTTGACCAGCAAATAGACATGCTTCTTCCCCATTATTACAAGAAAGAGGTAGAAGATTATAATTTCGGTCAGAAGCTTTTTAAGGATACCGGTAATTTCTTATGGAATGATGTCCTTGGTAACGGTATGTCTTTTACCGTAGGAGCCATGATATCAGCGTACATGACCGGAGGACTTGGAGTTGGATCATTGGGCAATATAGGTGCTAAATTAGGTGGAAGAATCGGAGCTAAGTTGGCAGCAAGGCAAGCTGCCAATAGGGGCATAGGAAGCCTTAAAAGCGTGTTTAACGACTATGTAAGAAAAGGAGTTGCCACCGGAAGAAATGTAGGGGAGGCGGCTAAGACCATGACGTTGTTGGCTACCAGTGCCGGATTCGAGTCATCGGTTGAAGCAAATTCTTTTATGAAGCAATCCGAGTCTGATTTCAAGGATTATTATCGTAAGATTTATGGTCGTGATCCCAATGCAGAGGAAATGGCTGTTTTTCGTAATTCTAATGCTGATGTAGGTAGTGCTATATTTGCCGCCAATATGGGTATAGTAGGATTATCCAACTGGCTTCTTTTCGGTAAGTATATAGGGTTAGGAGGCAAGGCTATACCTGGGTTGGAAAAGAAGCTCAACAAGCATTTATTTGGATTAGGGACGGAAGTTGCGAAGCCGGGAGAGATGGCTATTAAAATAACCAATCCCAATATAGGACAGAAGATAGCAGGCAATGTTTTCAATATCATGAAAAGACCGGTATCTGAAGGATTATGGGAAGAAGGATCTCAAGGTGCTGTCCAGAATACGGCTGAGGAATATGTTAAGTCAAGATATGATAATGTCGCCATGAACGGAGCCGTTGATGTTCTTGATGCTATTTCTGAAGGGTTTAAAAAGCAATATACGTCTAAAGAAGGATGGACTGAAATAGGAATCGGTGCTATTATCGGTTCTTTGTTCGGTATGAGGGAAGGCTTCTTTGGGGTGAAAGAGTATAGCAATAGTCAGATCTTGCTGGAAAGGCAAGTAAATGAATATAACAAAGCATCTTCTAATCTTAATACGGCGGCTTTGAATACGTTGAAAAAGTCAATGAGTTTAGGGCCTCAAGTTCGTTCCGATGCTCAGTCTATGACCGGCAAGGAGCTTGATGATGCAATGTTTGAAAAGATGTCGATTGACAACCAAATGGGAACCTTAGAGGATTCGGCTGAAAATTTCAGGCAGATGGTTGATATGATGCCTATTTCGGAAATAGCCGAAGCCAACGGAATATCTTTGGAAGAGGCAAAGAAATACAAGGATTCTATTATTGATAATTATAATAATCGTCTTTCGGATTTCAGATCTGCCCAGAGTTTTGCCGAAGATCTTATAGGTGATGATTCTAAGATTGAGTTTAGAAAATACGTGGCTCGTAATGCTTTTCTTGGCCTTCAATCAGAATCAAGGATGAAAGACATAGCTTCTGTCATAGAAACGCTTTCGGGTCAGCCTCGCGTGGCATATGCACTAAATACGTTCTCCCGGCTGTCAGACAGGGCAAGGGAGCGGGCGATGGCTATCCGTGGCATACGGTCAAGGATAGAAGAACTTGAATCCGAAATAGAAGATCTTGCTACCCGCCCTCGTAACGTAGAAGGGAAAGATCCACAAGCTGAATCCATACAACGAAAAACCAAAGAATTGGAAAGTCTTAGAACCAATTATAACAATTCGTTGTCTGAGTTATCAACGTTAATAGGAAAAGAGTTTTCGATAGAAGAGTTGGTAAGTAAAACCGAATCTGTTTTATCATCGCCTCTTTCTCCCATAAGTTCACAAGATGTAATAGAAGCCTATGATACGCTTGTGGCTTTTGATGATTATTTTAATGTAAAATCAAGACAGGAAAAGAAGTTTACAGCCAAAGACAAAGCCATGAGATCCTTGGTAAACGAATACCGTAGGAGTTTGATGGATTATAGGAATATGAATAACTTCTTATCTAAGATGCTTGATAAAAGATTCTTAGCTGAGGAAAACAGGGGATTTTCAAAAGCTCTGTCTTCTCTATGGTCTACTCCTTATAAGGGGGATGACAAGGTTCCTGATTTTGCAGAGCCTAATAAAGTTGGTGAATATGACACTGATGAGGTAGTAGATCAAGCTGTGTCAGAAGGTAAGATTTCGGAAGACGAAGCTTGGACTATCAAGGCTTTTATGCATGCTCTTGATAGAGTAAGGGAAGATAGGATGAAGGAGACAGAAGATGATATAAAAGAGTCACCGCTTACGGAGTCTGTATCGGATGAAGATTATGAGGCTGCTATGGATAATCCTATTATGGTTCCGGTAGTAAGGCAGTCTATAATTGATAAACTATATACAGGGAATGCCGATCTTCTTACTGCGAGAGAAAAAGATGTGTATGATAAATACAAACAAGATTTTGATGATTATGTATCGTCTTTAGGTGATAGTCCTGTTAATCTCATAAAATCATTATCTGAGAAGGCTGATAGGCTTACAAGTCCGAGATCAGTATATGAGGAAAATAAAGCTATTATTGATATGGCTAAGTCTAATTTGGAGCCAGATCAAAGAAAGGAGCTTGATGATGCTATTTCTTCGTATGTTGATATAATGAACAGACGGGACAAAGGAGAGAAAGTTGACGAAGATAAGCTTGCTGATTCGGTGTTTACCATAGAAGATCTTGGCCAGGTTGGAAACATCACAGATCTCCTTCCTTATATCGAGCAAAACAGGATTATTGACAAAGGTCGTATTTCCGAATCTACGTTAAGTGATTTCGGGGAGGATGATGCTAACATAGATTCTCTTGTAAATGAGTTAGATGAATCCGATAATACGCCTGGAGCTAACATAGATAGCGCCCAGAATCCAGAGACGTTGATGGTTAGAAGAATATCCAACGATGGCAACGAAAGGTATGAAATTGCAGGTCTTAGAGCCGATAAATTTATATCTTCTATAAAATCATTGGTTCCTATTCAAATAAGCTCTGAAACGAACGCTAATGACACTAAAAGGTATTCTCTTAATATAGGTGGAGAAACGGCTACTATAATTGAATTGCCTTATCATGCGAGATGGTCTATAGACAAAGAATCGGCTCGTGTTCTTAACCGTTACACAGACGTGTCTATTCAGGACGTGGGTAATTCCTATTCTTTGGTTTATAAGCGTCTTGATTCAGATGAATTGGTTCCGTACAGAACAGGTGTCGGATTCGGAGAGAATGAGGTAGATAAAATAGATCAGGAAGCATTATCTTCTTTGAAAAAAGGAGATAAGGTTAATCTCGAAATAGATGTAAATGATACCTATAATCAGTCTCTTTTTGCCGAATACAATGACGCTGTTCAGTCCGGCGATAAAAAAAGAATAGAATCTGCTGAGAATAAACTGGTATCCAATATGGTTATCAAGGTCATGAGTGGGAACAGATTCGTTTCTGTTGTAAAAGCTGATACAGGAGGCATAGATGGTATAAGTAAAATAAGAAGAACGGCTTTTAACAAGTGGAAGAAGGACGCCGGCCGGTCGGCTACCATCGGCGTCGGCACGCATGTTGTTGCCCAGACCCTTCCCGGAAGACCGGTGTTTAACATGAAGGTGAACGGTCAAGGATATGGCCAGGTAGAAAATCTCCCTATTACCGAAAAAGGTGCTGAAAAAGTATCTGATGTCGGATATGTATTAAATGGCAAAGTCGTGCTTAAGAACGGATCTAAATACACAGGCTTCCCATTTGCTTATTCTATATTAAATGACAAGGGGAATAATTACAAAAATGTAAGAGTTCCGGTAGTCGTCATCAAAGGTAAAAACGGTCTTAATTATCTTTTCCCAGTTAGCCTACGTTCTGTGGAATCAGAGGAAGGGCGGAAATGGATGTCTTTTATAGATATGCTGCTTGAATCCGGTGATTCTGAATTGCTACAGATGGGTCAAGATGATATACAAGATCTTAATGCGTATCTAACCAAGTTAGGTCTTGATCCGGCTTCGTATCAAGTATCGTATTTGAATCCTATTTCAGGTCTTAGAAAAGCTCGTGAGGCTATAGAAGAATTATCTACAGTTCCTGATGTTGTTAAGTGGGTAGAAGATGGAAGTAGGAGTGTGAAAGACATTGTGACGTCTGAAGTAGAATCTGGAATAGATTTCGAAGGTGAGATGTTTGTTGCTCCTAAGATCAGGATTCAGTTTGGTAAATCATCTTCCAGACCTAAATCACTTATAGAGGATGATCTTCCTTTCTCTGATGAGGGTAAGACCGTTACTTCTAAAGAAGACGTGGATGTTTATGAAGAGGAAATGCCAGAGGAAGGGGCTGTCCGGGAGACTCAGCCGGCGCCATTAGCTCAGCCGACTCCTGCGGCACAAGCTGCGCGGTCTTTACCTGGCAAGAAGCGTACCTCCAGGAAAAACTTCTCTCTTATGTTAAACGAAATAGAATCTCATATAGAAAAAGAAGGATTGCCGTCTTATGCTAATATTTTTGATTTTATAGCAAGGAAGATTGTAGGAGGTGATTTGAGGTTTCTTCGTGAGAGAGGTAACCCTAAAAGCCTTAAGGAAGAAATGGGATTAGAACCTAAAGGAACAGTAGGTGATAAAATATCCACTCCTTCCAGTAAAGGTGGTAAGACCTTAGAAGAATACGTTTCTTGGCTTCGTTCTCAAACAGATCAGGTGGTGGTTGATTATGTTGGGCCAAGATCTGACGAACAAATTATATCAGAGTTGAAAAACTTTTTGAAATATATTAATTTTGTTCCAAGCAAGGCTTTGAATTATTCTCTTAGAGTCAATGGCATGGATACCCTAAAAGAATATGGCACAAAAGAGGAAGTAGAAAAAATGGAATCTGATATCAATAGTTTGGTTTCTAAAGTTTTGCCTACGGTGGATAATAAAACTGTAGAAGATGTTTCTACTGCAATAAAATCAAACAACTTGCCTGCCATATGGGAGCCCGTGGAAAGCCTTGATATGACAAACGAGGAAAAAATAGAGTTTTTGAATAACGTAGCAGATTTCCTTAGCGGCATACCAGAGTATGATGCTGTCGTGGAGTCTATAGAGTCAGAATCAGATAATATTTTAAATGATGGAAAAGAAGGAAGTGCAGAAGGCGGTGCAGTACGCACTGAGGAAGATGGCGATAAAAAGGGAGATGGAGAAGGCAAAGGACAATCCAGAACAAATGTCGAAGTTGAAAGAAATGTCGAATTACCTGGATCTGAAGAAGGAAGAGTAGATAACTATAGGAAGAACGGAGATAAGTTCTCTGACATTGCTGAAGTTACTTTATGGCTACTTAGAAGGGCTGCCGGCATAACCTCTATCCCGGAAGGAGAAGAGGTTTATGTAGAGGGAGATGAGGTTAATAGTATTATGACCGATATGGAATCAAGGTATGGTATAGACACCATCAATCACTCGCATACGACTAAGGCTATAAGGGACCTTAACGGCGTATCAGGTTATAAAGTAGAATACGGCTTAACCTTTTTGACATACGATCCTTTTATTAGAATATCCAATCTAAGGAAAGGATCTAAGGCTGCGAAAGACGAACCTCGTATATCCGAAGAGTCGCTTACTCACATATCAAGGGTGACAACCCCTTATTTCCTGTACGGCGGCGATGAAGCATATACATCTGTTCCGGCTAAGGTAGAACCTATACCGGAGAAGATAATGGGTCGTAATGGCATTAAATTTGGTATGAGTGTAGTCGAGTTAACCAAATTAGGGTACAAAAAAGCTGGTGGAAACTGGATATATAAATTCTATATGAACTCAGGTGTGTATGATTTGTATAATATCAGTACCGGTGAAGCGTTTAGGGCAAAACCGGATCTTGGAGTTAAGATAAGTTCCAGCGCATTCATCCGTTCTTTATCTCAATCTGGTAGGAAAATACAAAATATGATTAGTAATATGAGCCAGGAAGAGATAGATAGGAATAAGAATCTTGTAGAAGGTTCTGATAATTCGGATTCGATAAATGAGTTAAATAAGGAGTGTTAAGTATGAGAAGGAGATTTTTTAATGCTGCGGATAATTTTGTGGGAGGATGTTATAATAAGTTATCCAATGAAGATATAAAAAGGCTTGGAGGAAAAAGACCTTATGTATGTCAGTTTAATAAAATTCATATACATATAGGACCTGTATTAAAAGATTATGATTCTGATGTTAGTTACATAATGTTTAATAGTGATTGGAATTATGGTGGTTATGAATCTATGGTTTATAATCATAGCAATAATGGTATTTTTATATTAGGTGAAAACAAAATTGGTAACATAGAAGATCATATACAAGATCTAACATATTGGTACGAATATGATCCAAGCATTAATGAAAATTATTGTTATTTTTATTATGAGGCTAATAACAGCGGAAATGCTATCAAGTTGAATGGTGAGTTTGGTGATACCAGTACTGTTTTCAACATTCCCAGCTTGAAAGTCACCACTCTTCGTGATGGCAGTTTGAGTTTTCCGGAGATTTATATAGAAGGAATTTGGGATCCGTCATTGTATAAGTCGGTTTTATAATTAACTTTGCAAAAAAGTTAATTACAATGGGTGTCAAATGTCAGATAGAAAAAAAGGAAAATGAAATAAAACGGGTTAAGGCTCCTAACGGGGAGCCTTCCGTTCTTTACGAAAGTGCTTTAAAAGTATTAGGAAACAGCGAGCGGGCCCTTCAGGTATGGGCTAAGGCTTACACTCCTGGTTTTTTGTCGTATTACGGTCATTGGAATAACCCGGCTCCAGGGGAGATGTTTAACACCGATCCCAATGGCGAACCTCTTTTAGAAGATGTGCTGTCGTATATGAAGCGTCAGACTTATTTTGCTGATCCTTTAACGGCTCAGGACATTAAGGATGTAAGGGATTTCCTTTTGTCTACTCATTATTTTTTCAATGCGTCTTCATTGTCTAATGCTATTCTCTTCGATTTTTATGTAGATGGCAGTTTGATACTGAATGAGCAGAAATTAAGGAGATCCGGTTTGTATGATGAAACAGAAATAAGTCGTATTTTATCCGATCCTTCTGTTTTAAACGAGGTTTCGACTTCCATGAGAAAGTTAATAGATTCTTCTATTAACGAACATGATAGGGAAAAAGATAATTATTTTATGTCTATTGACTATCAGTATGGTCCTATTGTTTACAAGGAGGGAGTGTTTAACCAATTTGGTAAAAAAGTACCATATAATCCTTCTGAGCTTTATTGGGCTATGGGCAAAACAGTAGCCGGCATAAAAAACTTTTCTGAATTTTCATCTGCTTTTGAATCGTTGAGAAACTCATACCCTGAACTGGTTGAGAAATTCGTTTCTGATAAAGAATTTGCCGAATCTATGTTTGATGAGTTCTCATCTACGAATAAGATTCCGGTAATAAACATAGAAGGGGATGATGTGGTAGAAGGCAAGAGAAGATCCTTGTCTAAGCTACAAGATCTGTCTTATTACAATTCCGGCAAAATAGAGTTCCTAAGAGCTCGTATATCAGCTTATTTACATAGGGCTAATGCCGACACCGAATCCGACTTAAGAAGCATGATATGGGATATAGAAGAGGCTTGTACGTGGTTTGGCATAGATATAATAGGGACATCGGAAACTTATGATGGCACAGAAGAATCTTTGAATAAGATAGATAATTTGATGCTGGATCTTGATATTTATGTGGCCAGGCATAATGATGTAAATTATGCTCCAACGCTGGCATCTTCTATAGATGATGTTCTTGGTGATAGCACAGATTATTATTTTAGATTATTACCGGAGTATATGGATAATTTGAATATCGTTTATTCTGAATCCGATATAGACCCAGTAGAGGCATTTGAGAAACATTCATTGCTTAAGGTAGGAGATAATCTATATCAAAGGATCAGCAAAGATGATATTAACGAGATGTATCAAATATCAACAGTGTTAGCCAAGTACAACCTAACTCATTTTTCTACTAAAATATATCCTGAATCTTGTTTTAAGAACGGCGTTTTGGATAAAGAGAAAGTACGGAACGTAGATAATAATACGCTCATGGATTCCATTAAAAAATACGTCAGATCGTTCATGGATTCTCAGAACACAGAGGACATGATAATGACCAGGATGGCGTTTGGACACCCGGCGGTACTTGACGTTCCTTACGTGGATGTGGATCGGGAGTATAGTCGATACATGAACAAAAAACAAGATAGCGAAAACCCATTATCCTTATTCGATTTATACCAATCTTACCTTGACAACAAACTCCATAAAACAAAATTATATGATAATGCCTATAAGTATCTTGACTTCAAACCTGGTCCATCTTTGGGTCTTATTTCTGATGATCCTGATATTTTGAAATCAATAGAATTATCTTTATCTGGAAAAGACAGGTTGATGTTGTTTGATTATAGCATGACCAGTACCGACCCTTCTTTATCAGAATTGTTTTATTTGGAGAGGTATGACCCTTCGTATGCTGGGAATGATTTTGAACACTATTTTTACACCAGGCACCCGTATTTGTTAAAAGAAAAATCGGGTTCTAATATCGTAGAGCAAGATGGTGTTATAACAGCAGAAGGTATTTATGATAATTTTATAAGAGTAGGTAATAAGATATGGTCTAAAGTAAGCGAGAGTAGTTCCGGCTCTATCTACCAAAATCTGACAGGAACCGAATCGGAGGTGAAATACGATTCTACTCAGAAGGCTAAGACGGTAGAAACTGATTACGCTCCATACCAAAACAGATCTGGCTTGACGCAAGACATGACCGTAAGTAAGTCTGAATTGGATGATCTTAACAAATTGGAATGCAGGTAATTTTTGTATATATATATAGTTTTTTCATAGTTATAATTTGGGAAGTGAGGCTTGTAAAAGTCTCACTTTTCTTATATATGCACGTATATCAATAACATACAAGAAAAGTTAGATTTTCATTGTTTATGAATTATTTTTGTTAAGTTTGCAATATTAGTTTCAGGAAGGGATTATGGAAATAAGGAAAAAGTAAGAACCGAACGTAACTAATAACAGTAGGAAATGAGAATCAGTACCATCAAACGTAACAACAGCATTCATCTTATGTATAAAAACATTATGAATGATTTAGGTCAATTAAGAACTGTAGTTTCAAAATCCTATATTTATAATCTGATACAAAATCAAACCGGATTAAGTATCATAACTATATCCCATGTACTTAACCATACCAAAGAACAGGATACGGATTCTTTGTGAAAAGCATGTATTTTCATACATTTGTTCGTTCTTTAGTTTTAGTGGGGAAAAGTTTTTCATGGTATTTTAGTTTAGATTAGTTGAGGCAGGATTCGCAGTGATGCGGATCCTGTTTTGATTTACAGCGCTTTACCCAAAAAAGGAAAAGCGAAAGTTGCTGATTATCAATTTTTCCCCATAAATGGGGAAAACTACTCGTTGTATATTATATTTCCGTTTTTACTGAAAATCCTTCCATTTTATCGGAAACAAACTCAGCCTTGTTCCACCCTGCAATCATAATCTTTGTTACGTGCTTCATGCACGTATGTTTAACAATTAAATACTATAAAATTATGGGTGGTGATAAAATCGTCCTTTTAGATGGAGCCGGGGCTAACGGTGGTGGTGCAGCCACTAACGGTCTTCTTTCAATGATTCCCGGCATGTTTGCTAATTTGATAGGTGGTAATAAAATGGATCCGAATCTGGTGGCGGCTTTGATGAACGGTCGTAACAACCAGGACGGTTTCGGTGGGGCTAACGGTTGGTGGCTCTGGATAATTGTTTTGTTCTGGCTGTGGGGTGGACGCGGCTTCGGTAACGGTTTTGGAAATGGCGGTGATTGTTGCGCCAATGGTTTGCCGGCTCAGTTGAATAACGATTACGGTCGTGAACTTTTGATGCAGGCAATTCAAGGTAATCGTAGCGCCATAGATCAGATTGCTTCTGCTTTGAACTGTTCTACTACTCAACTTCAGAACGCTATCTGCAACGTACAGGGTGCTATTGATAAAGTAGCTGGTCAGGTAGGTATGACTTCTCAGGCTGTTATCAACGCAGTTCAACAACAAGGTTGTGAAATAGGAAATCAAATCAGCTCTTGCTGCTGCAATCTGAGTTCGTTGATTAATCAAAGCACTTGCCAGACTCAGGGAATGATTACTCAGCAAGGTTTTGATAACCAGCTTCGCACGTTGGAACAAACCAATATCTTGCAGAATGGTCTCAACCAAGGTCTGGCTAACAATCGTGAGCAAGCTACAAGCCAATTCAATATCTTGTCTGCGAAACTTGACGCCCAAACCGTTATGATCAACGACAAATTCTGTCAGTTGGAAATGAGGGAGATGCAGAACACTATTGCTCAACTTCGTGAAGAAAAAGCGGCTTTGACAGCTTCGGCATTATCTCAGCAACAAACCCAGAATATCGTTGGTCAATTACGCCCGACGGCCGTCCCGGCCTACCCCTCTTGTTCTCCTTACCAGGCTTATACTTGGGGACAGGTATTCGGAGGAGGTTGCTGTAATAACGGATGCGGATGTAACAACGGATGTTGCAATAACAACGCTGCTGTCTGATTTTATTAAGAAAGGAGGCTAATATGGCTTGTGTTTCTAAAATAGGATCGTTGTATGAGATGGTTACGAAGAATGTTATTGTCAGTACGACAAATACAGTCTTCGGTATTAACCCACGGGCTTGGATCGCCCTTCCGTGTGAGGGTCTTATCCTTCTTAAGATAAGGCAAGTAGTCCCCACAGCCGGAAGTGCTCTACCGGTACAGATTGCGGTCCCGGCAAACAGCACAGTTTCAACAGTAGGAGCCGACACCTGTTGCCCGGTTACGGGAGTGAATGTCGTGAACCCTATTAACGTAGCTGTCACGGGTGCTGCTATGGTAAATGGCACAGAACGCCTTCTGTACTTCAATAAAGTTCGTGGCGTGTTAAGATTAATGGATTGTTGTGTTCCGACAACAACAGCCCAGGCGTCTGAAGTTAAAGCAGGTAAATGATTTCAGTAGGGTGATGAAGATCATCACCCTATTTTCACCTAACTAATATTTTGATCATGTTTTCAGATTTGAAGAAAGGGTTTCAGGTACATACCCTTGATACTAATACAGTACCTAAATACGAATTGGGAAAGGTAGTAGCCGTATCCGAACCCAGGTATCTTCCTCCTCAGCCAGGTCAGTATCAGGCGATGCAGACCCGCGTGGTGGATCTGACGGTAGAGCTCACTGGCGAAACCAAGACCTATACGGTCCCGGAATCCCAGAATGTGGCTAAGGCTATGGGCATAACATTATCTACCAGCATAGATCCGATTATGAACGAACTGAATGCTATAAAAAACACCAGTCAAGACATAATAAACAGCGTAGATGCCCATCGTGCCAAGATAGAGGCTTGTGAATCTATATTAGAAGACATCAATCCGGCATTCAAACAAACGAGAGAGCAGGATCGTAAAATAGCTGGTATAGAAAATAAGGTGAATGACCTTACTGATTCATTCGAAGATTTAAAGAAGTTAATTGTAGAACGTTTGAAATAAGTGTAATATGATAGTATATGATTTAAATTCAGGACACAGAGAATATCCTGGATATGACGAGATAGAAGACAGACGAGGTGGAGGCAGAGGCAGAAGCCGGCGTTCTGATGGGACGTACATGGGGTACGGTGGTGGTATTTACGACCATTACGGTATGCATGAGAAGATGAAGGAAATGGAAGAACGCGAAAACGAGCTGGAAGAAAGGGAAAGAAGGCTTGAAGAGCGCGAACGTCGTCATGAAATGGAGGACCGGGAATACCGGAGGATGGGTTACGAATCCTACCCGACCGATTACTATGGAGACGACAGATACTACGGTGACGGACCTCAGATGCGTAGAGGTCGCGGACGTGGCAGAGGTCGTTCTTATTGAGGAGCAGACGCAGAGGATCCAGCTTATCAGAAATATGTAGATACTTACGGCTACCATTTTTCTAATGCTCTCGCTGATGAGGCGGTAAAGAAGATGGTCAACGTCGATGGATCCAAGAGGATCTGGAAGCAGCCGGAAATAAAAGATATTTTTGAAAAGTGCGGAGCGAAGAAGCCGGATAAAGCGACATGGGGCGATGTCCAATATGTCTTTGCAATGTACTATTCGGATGGTTTTCCGAAGGTCTTCAAATGTGAGAACGAGTTGGTGAAAGCTACGTTAATGTATTTGGATGATCCGGATGCTCCCGAAGGAGTAGCCTTTATAAGATGGCTTGCCGTGCAAGATTACCTCGGCGAAAAAATAAACTGGAAGGATCTGACCTGAGATCCAGATCCAGGTCCTTCCGGTGGTGCGGGAGCCATAGTAAAAAATATGATTCCCGCATTCCCGTTTTTCCCGTTTGGAAAAAAAAGGAATAAAAATATTATACCGGTCGGCGGGCAATAGAATACCCGTGGCCGGTTTGTTTCACATAACTTTTTTTGGGATATGAATATAGCACACGAATCTAAATCGAATAAAACCCCATTGTATTTAATAGGAGAGTTGATTGGCGTACCGAATACGGTTATGGACTCAGCATTGCATGAACTGAAAGATAGAATAGACAAAGACCCTAAATATAAAGATGTTAAAAATTGGCTCGAATCTTTACCCAAGATCTGAACCTATTTTTTTCAATACCAGGCCCGATGCGATTTTAACGTATCGGGTTTTTATTTTAATTCATATTGTTTTATTTTAAATCTAATTAATTCATGAATGTCGTACTTTTGTTGAAAAAGTATTCTATATGGAAAATAAGGAAGATTACGTTGGTTACGAGGATCAAGAACTGTGTAACCGGTATTACAAAGAGGCTGAAGCCATGAGACAAAAGCAGGACTGGTCTCGGCTTAGGGCTGTCCCTGCTCCGGCCAAGGGAACGCCATCGCCCGGCTGGGGTCAGCTTGGACGTGGAAATGATGTCCGTGTTAAGTATGTTAGCATCAATTCAGGATTAGGAGGGGACAGATTATGACTGTAGAAGAATTGGCTAATAAAAGATATGATGGACGGCAATCAGTTGGAGTATGAATTTGACAACATTAATTTAGATCATATCACATTTAAAGGTAATGGCAAAAAATCTTTTTCATTTAACAGATCCCTTGTTGAAAATTTAATTGAAACATTTGATACTATGCAGGATATATACTCTGATAATTACGGGATTAAGGTTTATACCGGTAATTGCATAATTCAACTGAATGTAAATCCAAAGGACTTAAGTGAATCCTTTTTTGACGTATATGACAGAGTTGGGATGAAATTGGTATATAGCATACAAAATAGTATCTTGAAAGAAATGTTTATCATATGATCACCAAGCAGGACATACAAGCAGCAGCATCGTATATTTTTCGAAGCAGTTTTGTCTCGGAAGACCAGGCAAGGAAAGTAATGGTAAGAGCCGGCAATAACGCTACCAAGATCCTCGTCAAGACCTTTAGAGGCAGGTTGTTCAAGAAAGCTTTTGGAAGAGCTCGTAGAGGAAAGGATATTAGTTCTTTTGAAAGACAGGAAAAAGAAAGTGGTTTCAATTTTCTACACAATCATAATAATGGTCGTATGCGAAGCGGTCATATTGTAATAAACGGAACTGGTCTGTTTAAATAAATAATGAAGTCGGGTACGTAAGTTATCCGACTTTTTCATATATTTGCGTTATGGCAAGAGGTTATTATTGGATACCACAGACAGATGAAACGTTAAATGGCATAAGCTATTACGTAGCTAAGATAGTAGGGGATATCACGTTTGATACTAAACGAAAAAGAATCGTATTTCAAGCTGATAGGTATTTCCCTGTAGGGTCTGTTTTCCATTTTACGCACAATTGCTTCAATTATATCATAACTTGCCGACTTCGCAAGCCGGGGCTTTGGTTTGAAGCCAGGAGAGAAGATTCGGGCCCTATTTGCCCTGAAGATATTGAGCGCTTTGAATCGGGAAGGTTTATACACCGAGATGGGTACATGCATTACATATAAGCCGAACTTGACAATTGGCGTCAAGTTATAATTATTTTTTCTCCATATTATTTTTAAGCCATCAGACTGAGAAGTTAGATGGCTTTATTTTTTATGATATGCTTGATTTTTAACTACCTTTGTCTCATAACAAAAATGTTTTACTATGACATCAACGTGTATTATTAAAAGAGATAATAAAAATAAAGTTGTTTCTGTCTCTACCAGATCAGGGGACAGGTCTATGTTGTTTGATAAAATAGCATCTATTCCTCTTATGGAGAATAGGGAACGGGCTACTACTGTTTTTAAAACCGTATTTTCTAATAAGTTCTTAAAGGCTTTTGGTGACTGGAGAAGGAATGTGCCTATCAACAAACAGGCTTACAATAAGGTAAAATCTAACATCGGCCTTATTCCAGAGACCTATAGAGAAAGGGTGCTGGATAAGGCTTCTAAGATGAGCAACCCTATTCTTGTGTCGAAATCAGATGCACCTTATGGGATTCAAGAATCAGGCTTTGGATTTTATAGCCAAGATCTGGGTGATAATATTATGTTGGTGGATGCTATGGTTCCGTCAAGTATCTCCGTGCCGGAAGAACCAGGAATAGACTCAGGGCAGTATCTACAAGATGCTATATCTTCGGACTTCACTCCCGTATCTATGGTACAGGATAATGATGTTAATTATATGGTTATAAAAGACGGTCTTAAGATATTTAGTCCAGAAGAGCTACCAGAAACAGATTCTAATCCTGTGGGTGTAACGTATCAGACTGGAGAACCTCGTTTGTTTTTTATGAATGATCGTAATCAATTATTTGAAGATTACGGAGAAGCTCTTCGCTCTGGCGGGAATGATATCAGAATAGGATTCTTATCAGGCATCGTTCAAGAATCTACCGTGGATGGAGTGGCAGACATTACTTACAAGGCTGGAAAGTATGTTCTTAATAATCCCAAGTCTTTTATACCGGTCATGACCGCTTCTGCTTCTACTTCTTTATCAACAAAAGGCGGTATAATTAACTACCTTATAAAGAAAGGTCTTTTGTCCGGATCCAAGATATTCGATCCGGAAACAAGAAGCTATTATATTACAGGAGAAGGACATACAGGACAAATTAGACTTTTCAATTCAGCCTTATCCTACACTGAGCTCCGTAATCATTTTGGTTCCGATGTTTCCATGAACGACCAGGGTATGATAACCATAAATTCATTGGATAATAGTAAGGTAACTATGAGACTCGCCACCGGAGGAACAGAAAGAGTTAGCAAGGAGCAGATAAAGAGCGATCTTAAGTCTGGAAGATACAATGAATTGGATGCTAAATACGATCACTTTGATGCGCTTGTAGTTTCATTTATATTAGAAGACAATGATCTTTATGCTGATACTAAAGCTAAGATAGTATCGGATTATAGCCAAGAGGAACGTAATCAACGAAATTCTATTGTTGAGATACTGAAAACGCTGGGCGTTAGTGTCGTTGGCATGACCGATTATATAGAGAAGTACCAAACTAAATACGGACACGAACCTTCTGCTAAGGCATTGGCGGATATTGCCAATAACGTAATAGCAGTCGGTGAAGATGCTACTTTGTCTGACTTAGTAGAAGAAACAGCACACTTTCTCGTAGAGGCGTACAGAGATCAGAATGCTGTTGAATCTGTTTTGCAAGATGTAGAAGGCACTGAAGAATGGAATCAGTATGCAGGTCAGTATTATAATACATACGGTAAGGTATATGAAGGCTCTGAACTTGATAATGCTGTTAGGAGAGAAATTCTTGGAAAGATCCTCGCCAGGGAGATGCAGACCGGCACAGCACAGGCGCCGGTAGAGCCCACCTCCTTCCTGGGGCGCGTCCGGCAGCTTCTCTCTGGAATTGTAAACTGGCTTAAATCAGCTTTATCAACCCAAAGACAGGATTTGAATAACGTTATTAAAAATATTCGTGATCTTGCCATTACTGACATAGATAAAGGATTTGACACCTCTCTGTTAAAGGATAATGACTTTACATTATACTCCCTTTCTTCTATGAACAAGAACAAGTTTCTTGAGTCCAAGATCAGATCACTAAGAAAAACATTAAGAGACTTACGTCAGATAAGCTCTGATAGGGCTGTAACTACGTCTATGACCCTTGCTCAGCTTAAGACCATAGAAGATAAGATAAATAAGGTAGAGACCGAAATAGACAAGAATGAGATGGCGGCTGCCATGAACAGCATGATCTCCACAGCCGAAGCTCAGGTCAGATACTTAAGTAATGTGGTGAACGCCATCCTTCATGGTGATACCAAAGATGGTAAGCTTCACTTCAATACCAATGATCGAAAGAACGTAGATATTATCAACAATCAGGTTCTTCCGATCATGAACGATCTTCGAGGATATATCCGTAACAGAAGTACCGAATTTGATGAACGTGAAAAGCAGGATTATACAAATAGGATCAATACCGTCATTGCCGACATCAATGGTATTCAGTCTGATATTAAATCAGTACAAGACCTTGATGAAAGCACGTTGCTTGATAAGTTAATGAACGAACTTCATGTGCCGGCAGATAAGGTAAAGAGAGTAAAAGAATTTTTTGACAAGGTTCAACACGATGTTTCTTGGATAAGTAGGTGGTTCGGTATATTAGAGCATTCTTCCAGTCCGTTCAATAACGCTCTTGGAGCTATGATTGCCAAAGACAATTACAATGCGATGGTGAATGCCCAGCCCGCCATATCTGACTTCCTGGCATATGCTAAAAAGCATGGTTTTAACAAATCTGAATTTGAAAAACTGCTTCAGAAAGTAGACGGCAAAACTTCTAATTACCTTCGTAGTGCTCTTGATATGGCTAAATACGATCGTAATAAGAAGTTGGCGCAGATGCGAGCGTTTGCGACTGCCATGAACATAGAAATATCAGAAGAAGAAATCAATGATGTGGTTGACAATAATCGTAATTACGTATTTAAAAGAGAAGTAGTTGACAAGGACGGAAATACGGTTACTGAAAACGCTAAATTTAAGCCCTCATCTGACAGGGTTAATACTGATATTTTTACCATCGAGCAGGAAAAGATCTATACAGAACAGATGGAGAAGTGGGATGCTGAAAATTCAGAACTGGAATTTAGTGAAAGTTATGCCACAAGAATGGAATCCATATACAAAAAGGCCGAAGAAGAATTAGGGCATCCGGTTTCTCAAACAACCAAAGAATACCTTAATGCTCTTTCTCGGCAGAAGCGGATATTGAGGCAGCCTTTTATTGATAGCAATGGTAATTTTGATGAGGTTGCTTACTATAAGAGTAGTAACTACGAAGAAGAAGGACTGCTTCGTAAACAACGTAAGGAAGCAGCTTCAGAATACATATATGTAGGAACCAGGAGAGTGGAAAAAACCGGCGACCAACTTAAGATGGCCAAAGAAATACAAGCTATAAATGAAGTTTGGAGAAAGGAATCAAATAATGTCACTAATGTCGTATCAGAATCGTTTTTGCAAAAATTGAGAACGATTCAGAACGAGTCAGGAGGAGAAGCTGCGCTGAAGACACTTATGTTGGGGGGGCACCTGTCATTCAACGATCGGTTTTGGAATGACGTAGAATCAGAACAATCGGCGCGTACCGAATCAAATAACAAGGCTTCGTATCTTAAAATGGCACAAGACATCATTAGTTCTACGACAAGTGATAGAGATGCAACTGACGTGGATTCGATTGTAAAAGATATAGAAAAAAATAAGGCTATTATAAAGGAAATAATCGGAAACAATCGCGATGTGGCTGATATCGGAGAAATTAATGAAGCGACATTTACCTCATCTGAAAGAGATGCTTTTAGGGCCGCATCTGAAGCTATTGAAGCCGATTACGCTATCTTAATAGATTATGCTAAGATGGTGGGTCTTGAAGATATTGATAAGTACCTTACTAAAAGCAGTAAGGCTGAAAACGAAGTAAATCAGTCTTATTTAAATGCTCTTGCTGACTCCAAGGAAGTGGAATGGAAGTTCGTACAACGTCATACTACGGCGAAGAAAGCAAAAAGGATTCAAGCCTTAAGGGATAAGTTATTCAAAGCTGCTGATAACCGGTATCTGTTTACCGTATCTGAAACCAACTACTTGTCAGAAAAGCTTGGAATAAGCAAAGAATTAGACGGTAGAGATTTTAGGAATGCCGTCAATGCTAAAATGGCCAGCTTGTTTTTAAATAACACAAGAGAATCAGGTATAGAAGAGGCTAATGCTATTGTTAATGAATTTGCCAGGAGCCAGGTCTTTTCATACTATAAACGCATGGCGCCTACCGGATATGCGGCTATGATCGACAAAATTGGTCGAGGTGAGATAGATGTGGCGCAGATGGTTAAGGACGTACAAAACGGTACATCCACCCAAGATTATGGCATGGACATATCGTACCTGTCTTTCGACCCTGCAAGGGCATGGGTGGCTGAATCTGAAGCCGAAAATAGCGGTCGTAATCCTGATTATGTAAAAGATCATGGGTATGGTCATCGCATGCCTAAGAAAAGCCTGTATCGTGATGAATCGTATCTCAATGACTTTGGTATCAAATATGATGCTGATGGTAATGAGGTCGCTACTAAAAACGTAGAGCAGTGGAATATGATTCAAAAACTCAAGGAAATAAAAAGACAATCCCTTGATCTATACAAAGAGCAGAGTCCCAATTTGTATGCTATTCCACAGATATCAAAACAAGACATAGAACGTATGGAAGGATTGGGTATTAACTTCAAAAATACGGTTCGTAATTTTGTATCAGATCTGTGCCTGGACAGAGTAGACGATTCTCTATATGGTAAGACCAGGCAAGGGGAAGTATATGACCCGGAAGACAGACTTAGGTCTATACCTAAATACTACATATATGAATTGGAGAACCAAGATGATGTATCTCACGATTTTGGCTACTCTTATTCGATGCTTATGATGCAGTCATCGTTATACAACGAAAAGCAGAAGTCTATAGAGCTTGCCCAAGGACTGGAGCAGATGTTGCTGAACAAACAATTTGAGGGCGGTAAGAAGGCTGAAGCAACCCAAGCATATCAGATGTTTAGGGACTTCTTCAACGATCATTATTATGGCATTAGGATGAACACCAAAAAACTTACGGTGAACATCGGAGGATATGCGGTAGACCTTACAAGAATTATGATGGCTGTTGAAAGATTTATGTCGGTTATGAACTTGGCACTGTCTCCGTTTGTGGCAGCTACCGGCGCCCTGACAGGTCATATCAACCTCATCATGGAATCTGCCGTAGGACAGTATATAAGCAAAGACTCCCTTAAATACGCATCGGCTGAGTTTTCACGTCTTGCGCCATCTTGTATAGCAGAAACCGGAGACATAGATAGGAAAAGCAAATTATATGTCATAGGTGAGAGAATGGGGATATTCAATATCCGAAATCGTATGTATGGTGCCGGATACAATAGAGCGGCCAGGACCTTAATGCGTTCGCCTATGTATGCTTTTATGGAAATCCTGAACTACCCTCTTAATCCGCAGGTTATGATTGCTACTATGGACAATGTTCGTTATTACAAAGGCCGGTTCTACACGTTCCAAGATTTCAAGATGGAAAAAGAACGCAATAAAGAACAGAGTACCATAAAAAGAGAATGGAACGCATTAAAAGATCGTACTTTATGGAGTATGGTAGACGTCGTGGATGGAAAGGTGGTTGTAAAGCCGGGATCGGGTGTTACTGTTGAGGAAGTTGAAACCCAGATGGCTATAACCAGGAATCAAGTCCGTAGCTTGTCGCAGATATGTAACGGATCTTTGAATGAAGAAAACCGAACTGCCGCATCGCGCAACTGGATAGCCAGGTTCATGACCGCCCACCGAGGCTGGCTGGTGCTGGCAGCTCAACGTCTGTGGAAAAGACGTGGCTTCAATTTCCAAACAATGCAAGAAGAGGAAGGGTTGTCAATTACGTTAAAGAATATGATAGCCAAAACATTTAGCTTAGCTTCCGAGTCTGGTATGAAAAACATCATAGATGCCTGGAACGAAAATAAAGATAATATGAATGAGGTAGAGAAAACCAATATAAAACGTCTTAGTGTCTATGCCGGCACGTTCCTTATCATGCAAGCCGTATCCATGCTTCTTGCCGGATGGCGTGATGATGATGAAAACGAAGAAAGTTGGCTTACTCAATTTGGATCCTATGTCGGATTCAGAACCATAAACGAAATAGCTTCACAGATGCCGTTTATTATGGAGCTTAACGTTGTAGATATCATTAACGACCCGTTTGTCATGGGGCGGAAGTTGAAGGATCTTACTGATCTTAGGAATTACTCACTTGATAAAGTAACATCCGGCACATACAAAGGAGAGTTTAAGTTATTTAGGCAACTCGCCAAACAGACGTTTATCAAACAATGGTATAACATCAAGACGCCGGAAGACATAGCGCGCGCCTATAATTGGTGGCAGCAGACAAACAACAAGTCAATGATGTTCTTCATCGGCGCCACTCCTGATTCGGAAGGAGACGATGATGTTAGTTACAAATAGACGAAGAATATCGGACTTGCATTGTTTTTGTATGATTCCAATATGTTATATTAGCATCGTCAAAGAGTAGATTGTACGTTTTTTGTTCTTACTTGAAAGATTATGTAGGTTAAATTTTTTCTGAAATTGTTTTCTTACCGGTTCTCAGTCAGAGATGATAGGGAACCGGTTTCTTTTATGTTGTCAATTATTGCTATCTTGCAAACAAAAAATCATGAGACGAAGATTTCAAATAGGGATGGGGGTAAATCCCTCGCTTATAATCAATAAAGGCATATACATCCAACATGTAGATGGAGGATTATATACAAAAGAAAATTGGTCTAATAAAGGATATTCCAATGATCTATGCAATGGAATAGCTCTTGTAGATAAAGTGTGTTTTGTTATAGCCACCGAATATATTGGCACATTTAGTTGGGGTAAGGATGGAAGAGTAGACAATGTATTTGCACAAAATAGTTCTTATATGGAGACCGTTAAAAAGGATTATTGGGGGCGTGAAAATCAGAATGCGTATCTTGAATATGATACCAGTAATGAAAATTACGCTTTTAATAAAGCTAATAGCTATTTATTTAAAAATGGTCAAAATGGATATGTAGGTGGCGCCGGAGAGTTTTTTTTGATATCATTGTATGCGAATGAAATAAACGAATGTCTTTTAATGGTAGGAGGTACGATAATGAGTAATAAAATGTGGACATCCACTCAATCTACACAATTTACCTATTCGTGGTATTATGATATAAACATCCAAGGAGATCATTTGGATACAAGTACAAGGAGTAATCCACGTTATGTCCGCCCCTTTACCGAATTAATTTTATGAAATTATGAGAAGAAGATTTGAAAATAATGCTAAACTATATGAGTATAAGATAGTTAGCAATTGTATAGGGGGGGGGTAATCGTAGAAGGAAAGAAAGTAGGCACCATTCCACAGGGCGGGCAATTTATCTTTCTGTCTAAAAAAGAACGGCTGGATTCCATAAGGGTCCAAGGCGGTGTTCCAATGGATGATAGGCAAGAGATCGATAGTCAGGTTGATACGACAGAGGAATTGCTTGAACGGGATTCGGTGGTTCTTGCTATTGCTTTAACAACCTCTCCTTATTATGGATTTAGAGTAAGTGTGATAGCACCTGATGAGTTTACGCTAAGAACAACCAATAGGATTGATAGAATCTTTTTAATAACAAGATTTACTCCACCTGCTGCTATATACGGTGTAAACTTTGGTGATCCTATTGTCCTTAATTATGATAGTTACCAATATAAGATGCCAGATCTTGTAACTGATGGACCTCATGATAGAATAGTTAGGGCAGATCCTAATCTTACTTGGGGTGTAAGATGTGCAGACGCCGACTTTAAACCTTTGCCATATCCAGAATCATGGTTTGGCCAAGGTTTAAATTCTATGTTCTTATCAGATATGAAACAAAGTCTTGCTCCTGGTGATCATCATGTATCATATACAGCTTATATTAATTTGGACTTGATAAATGATGGCGGAAGTAAAGTTCATACTGAATATCTGATATTAAAAAAAACACTTAATTTTACGATATGACAACAATCCCCAACCGTACGCCTATTGTATGGTTGGGGATTGTTGTAGTTACCATCTTTTCTTGTATAAGCAGAACATGAAATAAGTTTCTAAGCATTAACTTCATGACCTCCCCTATCTGTGAAAACTAAACCAATACCTTCTATGATATGTCCTACTACAGGAGCTTTGTCAAATTCCTCCTTCGTAGCCCAAGTAGCATTATCAGGCATAAGATCCTTGAATGCGTCCGAAACATCACCTTGACACCAGCAGTTATTTGATGTAACAATGCCTTTCCCTTCGATATTGATATACATTTTTCTTCCACCACATCCAAGGCTGTTCCATCCGCTCGGTACGTTTTCCACCATAGGCTTAAGCACCCAGCTTACACCGTCTATCCTAACCCATCCAGGATCGTCTTTGTGCTTGTCGTACAAGTTTTGCCAAAAAGAGCATTCGTAGCACCATCCCCTGTCTTCCATGACAGTTCTTATCTCACTCCTTTCAAATCCATCTGCATCCATCGTGTGCGGAGAATGAGGCTGGTGAGGGGTGCCACATTTTGGACATACGAGTTTTAAATTCTTTTCCATATTATTTAACTTTTACGATCTTAATAGAATCTCCGATATTGTATTCCCCTTGGTATCCAACGAATTTTATAAGCCTATTATTATAAAATATTGAAATTCTTTCGTCTTCACCATAATACATTATACCTCCATCTTCTAAAGGACGTAGATCATATATAACCCATCCGTTATTAACCTGACTATCATCATGCGAACATGATGATAACACAAGTGCCATCAATAAAATAAAATACCTCATATTATTTTCAACATAAAAATTTATAACCTGTTTTTACAGCTTCCGCTTCTTCTCTCGTATCAAACATTAAGGTAGTGACAGCTCCTATTCCTTCACAAACGTAAAACACTTTCACCCACCACCTAAAAACCCCAGAGCCATAATCGTCATAGTACGGCTCGGAAAGAACTTCTTCTACATACCCATCTAAGTAATTCATGATCGTTACTCCTTATTTTTAGATTCTGCTTCTTCGAGTATGCTAATTACTTTGTCAACAATATCTGAATCGGACATCTTCTCAATAAAAACATCCATTGCCTTAGTTATGTCATTGGCTTCTTTTTCTTCAAAAGCTATTTCTCCACCGGTAATAGCATCAGATAATGATGTAGATAAGTGTCTTATCTTATCAATGCTCATAAACGTAAATGGATTACCACCTTGACCTCCACCCATTTCTTTCATGATCTGATATCCACCTGAAATAAGTCTGCCTGATGTCGTGGCCAAGGAGGATACGATTAGGGACAGTACCGCCACCTCCGTCCGCTCCTCGGATACACCCCTCGACCACACGGCTGCCCTTATAGCGCCGGCCAGGTCGTCTATGTATGGCATGAGGTAATCTTCCATCGCTTGTGTTATATCAGCTATAACCTCACTACGCTCTTTATTTATGTAGTAGATAGAAGCATTGTACTTCTTTATCTCTTTGTCCATATCATTTAAAAGACGCTTGATATTGTGCTTATACATAGGACTGGTTTTAATTACTTCCTTTAGCTTAAGAATGTAATTATAAGCCTGGTCATTTACGAACAACGTCATGGTTTCAACCGTTGAATGAAGCGTGTTGAGGCTGTTAAGAATCTTATCGAAATTGTTTATCAAATAAGCTTTTCTGGCTTTTGCTGCATAGTTAATCATCGCATTCGAATTTTAGATTTTCAAGTTCATGTATTTGTAACCTAAGAGACTTAATTAAATTCGTTCTCTGTTCCTCTGCATGTTTTAAAGCCTCTTCCTTGCTTTCAAAAGCACAATCCCCTATCTGATAAGGGGTGTAACGACCAGGAGTGTCGGCTAATAAAAGACCACCACAATCTTCTATTCTGGCTTTTACCTTTCTTATTTTCCCATCTTTTAGACACATGTCTGTAACCCATACGAATTTACCATATAATTTATCATACTCTTCTGATCTCTCTTCTTGCAATTCATACCATTTAGGCTTAGGAAATCTTAATGTGAATTTAACCTCAGTATCTTTTTCTAAGACATTAATATCGTATGCTTCCGGCCACAGCTCTTTTATGCTGTCTTCGTCTTCGGCATACGCTACAAGTATGAATGAATCATCGGATTCACCACTACACCAATATGGATATTTTATAGGCCATTTGACTGGACGGTAGTCGTTACCGCAGTCGGATTTTTTAATGTAAAATCTTGCTCTAATCATATCGTTATTAATCTGATAATTTTTCTATTTTAATTAATTTTGATGATAGATACATATTCCATTTCCCTCTGCCTTTGTCACCTTTTTCGTTTTGTTTTTGGATTGTCAAGTACAGATCTCCGTCTTCACATACTTCAACTTTTTTCAAGAAGCCTATCATTTCATCTCCTGCTTCGTGTAAAATACGGATCTTATCTCCTTCTTTTAACCCATAATTGGAATCAAAGTATTCTTTTTTGATTCTATCAATGTTGTCTTTATGGTTTTTTATAGCATAAAGCTCTTTTCTTAATAAATAATTTAGTTGTTCTATTGTCATTTCTTTTCCTCCTTATTTAATGGTATTAATCCTTTCCCGTGCTTATCATACCACAGCATAGCTATACAATTCCATGCACATTGTGCAAGATGAAAAGCTCCTGTATCTGAGTCTATTCTTTCCCCTTTCATGTATTCCATTAGGTGTCTGGCAGCCGCAGCACGATACCGTTCAAACCCGTTGTCAAGGTTCTGCCATTTATTGGGTCCGTACTTCTTTGCGCCAGCATGATAGACTCTTACAATGTCTTCAATCTCTTCCATAGGAAGTAAATCCCATCGTAGTTTGTCGTCTATGATGTCATTTTTCACCGATTTGTTTTCTATGGGGTCTTTGGTAAGAATAATACCCATAATATCCGTTTCTATAACGAACGTCTCCCCATTGCAACAAACCTCAGCATATTTATCATTTACTTCTATGTCTGATACTGCCTCCGCTATAGCTCCTTTGGCGACTTTAAATTCGGCACTGATTATATCATCTTTCAATATGCGAAAAATAGATCCTTTTGGATAAAGGATATTTTTAGTATTATCATCCATCTTTTCCATTGTTTTATCGTTGTTTTACCTCATTTCGATAGTAATATAATCCATCTTCGTCTTATACCCTATCATTTCTGTTTTTCTCAAAATACTGTCTTACGGCTTCAATCGCCTTATCGTCATCAAAAGCCTCTACAAACCCCTCATAGAATCTATTTCGCTCCATAGAGAACGTATTGCTTCCATCCGGAATGGTTCTGAACACAACTACCTTCTCTCCATCTACGTTCGTTCCTATGATGTTGTTATGGAGAATAATAGAATACCGCCCAGAGTTTTTGTTCTGGACGACACTATGTTCGAGATTGTAGAGTCTAAGTAGTTCTCTTATTTCTTTTACTCCCATATTATTTTACGTTTTTAGAAGTTACAGCCTCTTCTCCCCATTTCTTTACATATATAGATCTCATCATGTTCATTAAATTAGAGAAAGAAGAGATGGTTCCCATTTCTATACAAAATGCAAGATTAGATTGAAGCATTTCAAGTTCTTTTAACTGCTCTTGAGTTGCTCTGTTATCTAAAACATATTTATGTTTATTGAATACAATCCAGTTTAACTTATCAGCCATTTCTATATAATCAACATCTTCAAATTTTGATACAGACCTTGAAAGAGTATTGTATTTATCCCCTATCTCTATTCTATCCAAAATAAGTTTATCATTTAACCATCCAGTAACTTCTGCATACAGCATAGGATTTAATTCTATAGCGACTAATACCCATATGTAGGGATCACACATAACATTTCTGTTTGTTCCTCTTCCTGTAGTCTTATAGGCATTATACCACTTCATTACTTTTATCAAAGAGTTGTTTTCCACTATATCCATAAACTCTTTCAAGGTTTCACTTTTTATGTATTTCTGTTTTTTAAGAATATAAAATATCCTTTCTGCACTCTCCTTGTTCGAAAGAATATTTTCTATTCTCTTATCATTCCACCCCATCTCCACTCTTTTTCTTGTATATGCCTCTTGTAATCCAGTTAATGACATAAAGGAAGTTTTAATGTCCTGTCTGATTACCACTCCATACAATAACCTGTCTTTAGAAATCATAACTTTTAAATTATTTAATAAAATACGCTTGTATTAAAATTACACGACGTAAAAATATAGATTGTGTAACTTTAATACAAGCGTATTGTGTTAAATTTTACTTATAGTGTTTTTATAGACTCACATTATTCCTTCTAAATTTACTTTTATAGAACCATTTATGGTTTTAATGCTCCCATCTATGGTTGAAATCACATCATCTATATCATTTATAATGCCTTCCATGTCATCAACCACCTCCTCCATATCAGTTACAGCCCGATCTGATTCCCAATATCTTTCTGAGTCTTGTAACGATTCCGGTATATTATCTCTCGCCTCCGTCTCTTCATCTAAAATCATATCAATATCATCTTTGGCTGAATTTATGTTGTGCTTTAACTCCGATAACTTTGATTTGATGTATTCAAAATCTGTTTTATACTTATTTGCGTTTTTGATAACATCTGATATTTTTTTTCTTCTCTTGTTGTTCATGCTTTTATCCTATTATAATATTCGATAATCTTTTCTTTCCTATCTCCCGGTTTTACTGCCATATTCTCAGCCAAGAACCTAAAATACGACACCGGTATGTCCTTGAATCTAATTCCTTCATATTTTCCAAACCACATTATTATACTGTCAAGATCGTCTTCTCTCCTACCATCTCCATTCACAGATTTAAGAGAAGCTGCCCGGCGAAGGATTTCGTCTTTGGTAATAATATCCCCCATCCTTATATTGGATAGAAGCTGATTGCCGGCAAACATACACCAGCCCTTAGAAGGAAATTGTTCGATCGTTAAATCTTCTATCCGGCCGAAACGCCTCATGTTGTCGCAGCAATCAACTATCAGTGCCTCTTTCTTGTCAGGATGAATACGAACGCACCTGCCGAGCACCTGGTAATATGTTGAATATGAGAATGTTGGGCGCCCAAACATCACACAATCAAGTTCGGGAAAATCAAATCCGGTAGCAAGCGTTGAATAATTAAAAACCACCTTCAACTTACCTTCTTTGAAATCGGATATGATTTGTTCTCTTTTCTTTTTGGTTGTTAGCGATGTTACGACGCCGGTTATGGCTCCCATCCTGGCATTCATGAACTCTGATATTCTATTACATGATTCGATAGAATCCATGCAAACCAAAATGGCTTTACGCTCGTTCATAAGCTGAAGAAGACGCTTATAGATAGAGTTGTTTAAGCCATTTCGTACAATACTTTCTTTAATAGATTCGTTGGTGTATTCGGCCCCGGTACTGTTTAACATCAGAGCCGATTCATCAAAAGACCATCGTTCGTACTTAAGTGGGCACCAAAACCCTTGAGAAGTTAGCTCTTGTATTTGAGTTACGTGAACTATCTTCTTAAAGAAGTTATGCTCGTCTTTCGTCAGCATATTGAGCTTGCTATAGTTCCCTTCCAGCATGGAACTGTAGGTTCGGAGGCGGCAGGGAGTGGCGGTGAAGCCCAGTACCTTCGCCTCTGGAAACCCGTTCATAAACTCCATAAATTCAGAACCTTCTTCAGGAGAATATCCTGAATGACATTCGTCTATCAATAAGGTATCTATCCCTATATCCTTCAACCTCGCTACATCTTTCTTTATGCTCTTTAATGTTGCATAAGTCATAGCCGACAGCTCCTTTATACCACATGAAGCAGAATATATAGTAGGTTTAGAACCGAATGATACGGCCTTTGCATAATTCTGCTCCAGAATCTCTTTTGAGGGCTGTAATACTAATGTCGGTCTATTTATTTCATGTGCTATCTTGGATATCAGAAGGCTCTTTCCACATCCGCATGGGGCTACGATTATGCCAGGCTTCTTAGATCTTCCTGTAAGAAACTTAAGCCCGGCATCTACTGCCTCTTTTTGGTAAGGTCTAAGTTCAAAGCCCATCGCAATCTATTTTACTGTTTTTTGAAAGTTCTATTATCGCCTCTTTCAACATTTCCCTTGCTTTATTCTCATTATCTTCGAGCAAGCATACACTGCACGATATGCCCATACGATCTCCATAAGCCTCGGCATTACCTAATGTGAATGCGCAGCAGTAATCATAATCCATGTTTTTTGCTACGGCAATAAACTGATTATCTTCTATCAGTACAGCATATTCAGCATCAGTTTCACACATGATAATGGCTTTATCTTTTTTTATAGACAATACCTTGTTTCTGAAAAGTCCGTTATAAATCCATAGTTCCTTTCCTGCATTTTTATAAAACGCAACCATATCTTCCTTGATTGTAACTTCTTTTTTCATGACTTACTTGTGTTTAACATCAGTAATTAAAACATATCTTTTAACAATATCTTCAAGCTCCATAGAAAATAATAAAGTTGGGCTTTTTCCGTACTCGTACAGAGCGAACCCTTCCTTTATGTCTAATATCTTAATCACATGCTTGCCTCTTTCAAATGGATCCATGAAGTAGCCTTCGTATTCGTATCTTTGACCGACTTTTATTTTGTCGGTCTTCTTCTTCATCTTATACCGATCTATTGCCATGCTTATTTTTATAAGAATCGTTACAAACAAGTATAATAATAAAAAGGCCGCTGCTCCTGCTATCAATACTTCTTTCATTGCACCTCTTTTAAGTAGTTAAACCATATATCCTCCAGTCTTTCCTGAAGCTCAAATGCTTTCTTAAAATTCCCGCTTCTTACAGCAACGTCTCTCATGTATTCTACGTTTATAACCTCCGGATCTTGCCGGTATTTTGTTCTTAACTTTTGAACATCCTCGTATTTCATCGCTTTATTTTTTTAGACGGATCCCAATCTGAAGAGAAAGGGCATTCGTTTTTGTTATGTAATCCAAAGTCACAATAATAACACAGTGCTGACGGGCAGGGCAGCTTGTTTTGCGAAACAGGCTGGCTTAGGGTGGCACGCCGCTTGCTATACCTGGCTTCTTCTGCTCCCTGGATGTACGCTTGAAATGTTTTTACACTATTATCTTCAAAATCATACATTTTAGACAAAGTGTCATTTAGCATTTCTATAGATTTTGTTTTACGCTCTTCATCTATCTTAACCTTTTGGTACTGCCTGGTTCTGGTAAAGAAATAGATGTTCATATCTGGCAGAACTCCACCATATTTTCTATAGATGTAAAATGAATATATAGGATGCTGTAAATTCGTTTCCAACTTCTTAGAATCAAAAATCTTATTCCCTGATTTCCAATCTATGACATAATGGTGAACTACGTTCTTGCTCTTTATAGCCAGATGAAGGTCTACCGATCCTACTATGTACACATGAGTATGAATTACTCCATTTATATCAACAGGCTTAGGAAGACGGTACGGCAGCACAAAATCTTCTTCGACTCCAACTATAGCGCCGTGTCTGATAAGTTTCTCACAGGGATTAAGATCACTATCAGCTATCATAAACCTATTCCCGTCTTTTTTAAACAGATCCACAATCCAAGCAAGAAGCTCCCCAGATTGTTTCATGGCTATCATCATATTTTCCGGTGATAGCCAAGGTATGTCTTCTTGGTAAGCATAGTAACTTATTGCTTCTCCAAGGTCTTTACCAGAAGGCTGTCTTCCGTTCTTGAAGAAGTGTTCCAGTGTCTTATGAATAACCGTACCATAAGACGTAGCTTCTTGTTTTTCCGTAGACCTTTTGCCCTCCACGTAAGTTTTATACCATTTCATTGGACAAGTAAGAAACGTATCTATCTGGGAATAAGATATGGCAAGACGTTTCACACCATTAAACTCCTTATATAGCAAATGCGTTTCCGGGACCATCATAAGTCATTGTCTTTAAATCCTTCCGGGTAATATACGACATACTTCTTACCGTCTTCTGGTGTCATGGCAAACTGCATGTAGTTATTACGATTACGATGCTTGCCATCCAATCCTCGTTTCCAATACAGGATACCGTCTATATCCACATAAGATCGGCCGCGGTCGGCTCTAACCACGTCCGTGTGTAGCAGATACCCGTCGGAAGACACAATCCACACTTTATCCCCTTTGCTTAAATAAGATATTCTTTTTCTTACAACAACCCTTTTCTTATTATCCAATACAAATTCCTCGTCAGTCATACTCTTCATCCTCCTCTTCTTCTGTTTCAAAATCGATTCCATAATACTGATCATAATGCTTGGTCAGTTCTTCTGGTTCTAAATCTTGTCCAAAATCCATGTTAAAAATATCGTAATTAGTAAAGCACTGTTCCTGCCGGCAGGAAATCTATGAATGCTGCTTTTATTTCTTCAATTAGGCCCAAGTGTAACCCTGGGCCATTGTATTTATTTTTTGTCATCTCCTTTTAGCTTCTTTAAAGTATCTGCAATCGGAAGCTGATCAATGACTCCCAATGCCGGAGCGACGGTCTTAACAACATTGTTAAGGAAATTACCGGTACTGTTCTGACCGCCGTCAAATACCGTGATATTTCCGAGGTTAATGTGCTCAAATGCCTTAACCTGTTCTCCGGCAATTTCTTTCCACTGATTAACCATCTTGTACTGGATGGCGATCTGAGGATTGGATTCTGCTGCTTCCACCATAGCCTTAAATCCGTCGGCTTCTGCCATTAACGACTTTTTTTTACCTTCGGCTTCTGCCTCCAGCTTCATCTGAATAGCTTTTGCCTCTGCCTCAGCTTTTGCCAAATGTGCTGCTGCCTCAGCCTCAGCCCGGCGTTTGATCTTCTCGGCCTCGGCATCAGCTTGCAAGATAGCCTCTTCCTTCTGGGTTTCAGCCGGCACAATCTTTTCAGCCTTAAGCGCAGCCTGAACTTTCTTAGCCTTAGCTTCTTCCACTTCTTTGTCGGCAAGCTCTTTTGCTGTTTTTACAGCCGCTTCCGATTTAACTTTTTCTTCTCCGGCCTTCTTCTCTGATTGAGCTTTGATGATCTGTAGTTCTGATACTGACACAGCAACCTCCTTCTGGGCATTGTTGTATCCTATAGACGCATTTTTCTCAGCCTCAGCCTTCTTAATCTGAGCTTCAGAGTCTTGTATTGCTATAGCTGCTTCCTTGTCAGCTTCAGCCTTATTCTTTCCGACTTCTTCCATCCTTTCAGCCTCGGCTTTATTTACTTCAAGTTCTGCCTTAGATCTTACGATCGCCGATTCCTTGTCGGTTAAAGTTTTTGCGATAACCGCAGCCCTGTCTCTATCTGCTTGAGCTACACCAATCTGTTTCTCTTTATCGGTTAAAGCTAAAGCTATTTCTTTTTCTTTCTTCGTTTCAGCTACTATCGTTTCCTTTTCTTTTTCAGTACAAGCAATTTGAATCTCTTGTTCTTTTTTGGTATTAGCTACAGCCGTTTCTTTCTCCTTCTGCTGTACAGCAATCTTAATAGCACCCAGCTTCTCCTGTTCTTCGATATTAGCCTGTGCTTCGTTCAGAGCCCTACTTTCAGCTTCCTTACCAAGGTTCATAATATAACCGGCTTCGTCTCTAATGTCACTGATGTTGATGTTCAGGAGGTAAAGACCTAACTTATTAAGCTCGTTATCAATGTTCTTTCTTGCCTTATCCAAAAACTCATCCCTGTCAGAATTAAGTTTTTCGATTGTCATTTCAGCAATAATCAAACGCATCTGACCGTAAACGATGTCCGTAATAAGATTTTCAGTAGATTCGGTATCCATCCCCAAAAGTCTTTCTGCCGCATTTTGCATGATTTCGGGATTTGTACTGATAGCTACTGTAATGGTCGTAGGTACATCTACTCTAATATTCTGAGATGACAAAGCACCGGTAAGCTTGCAATCTATTTGCATAGGCTCCATTGACAAAACATCATAGCTTTGAATAATAGGCAAGACAAATGCCGCTCCACCATGATATAATTTTGCCGACTTCTTTTCCCCACCTGTCTTACCGTAAACGACCAAGACCTGATTAGGCTTACATCTACGATACCTTGATAAGACTCCGATGATTGTCAAAATAATCACTACAGCTAAGATAGCTGACACGTACATGATTGTTGTCATAACTTTTAAAATTTAATTGTTGATAAAAAAATTAGATACTTAATTCTCCTTCTTCATATTTTATATTCGCCTTGTCGCCGTTTTTGTAGGTTTTTCCAGACAAGCATCTTACTCTCATTTGCTCTTGTCTTCCATTTTTCGAAATATTTACCATATAATGATTCTTCCCTGATCTAAATACTATCTCCACTTCTCTTCCGTTTAAATCTTCCGGACATTCGTACACCATTTCTTGCTTTAACTTAAGAAGTAACTTATATACGTAAAACAAAACGATAAAGAAAAACGACCCTATCACAACCCCTACTAAATGGGAACCCGAAAAGTAAGTAGTCCAGCTATATCCAAGAATGAAATGTGTTATGCCCTTGAATGATATGATGTCCGACAAAGACATGCTTAAATCAGAAGCACTGTCAATGTCAATATCCGTATCCAGATCAGATCCTAATATCGACAACAAAAACTGTATAACAAAAGCAAATGACGCTATTAAAGCCATGCATAAAATTATATCACTTCCCATATCCTTCTGTTATTATTTTGTAAACAAGATCAGTCATATCTTTGATGGTCTCCATATCATAATCAATAATAACAATATTGAATTTTTATTCCACCATCATTTCAAGTTCAATTTGATCAAGAGAATCTAATCCAAGTTCTTTAAACGTCACATCTTCTTCATGAACTATATCCATTTCTGAATTAAGAAACTGAGTAATAATTATATCCTCTATAATCTTTCTGATTTCTACTTTTTCCATTGCTTTCTAATTTTGTTAAATAAATACGTTTTTATGTTTTTCAATCTCTCTTTGTCTGTTTCAGAACTTCCGGTAAACAAATAATCCGGATTGCCTTTAGCCGGCGGCGTAGGCAATTTAGATACGGCAAACAACCAATCCATTTCCTTATTCTTCTTAGACTCCAAATAAGGCTCGGTAGCGATCTTGAATTTTTCAGCTATTAAGTCGAAGAGCTTTGAGTTTTTAAGGTTCATATGGACTGAAAAAGCCTGAGAAGGCGGTTTCCATATAAAGTTACATAAGCTCATTGTATAATCTCCTGACTCTGCTATATAAGATTCCGTTACCTGAAGTATGACCTCTTTCTTGAATGAGGTGTTACCCATAAACCAACACAACCTGGATTCCGCTTCTTTTCTGCTGACACCTATGTCTTTTGAATACGATTCGTACATTCCTATCATAATCTTCAACGTTTCCAGAACCTCGTCTGTCATCTCCGGTGTCTCTATATAATTCACAAAAGACGTTCCTTTGTTGGTCAATCTCATCACGCCTGATTTTAATTTCTCAACCAGGCCAAGCTCTATATACCTCCCAGCATCTTTTTCCAGCATGGCTTCGATCATAACCGTATCCTTCTGTCTTATAGCAAGAAGATTAGCCAGATCATTAGGAGTCATGTCTGATGCTGCAAGTTGTCTGAAATTGATGTACATGCCTAATCAGCTTTAATAAAAATAACATCCTTACCATCCTCCCTCTCTACGTGATTACACGGGCCTGCGACTACATCTACCGACCCGCATGTAATGTGGTCATTAAATATACATCCTTCACATCCTAAGTCTGGCTCTGGAGCATCCACACATTTTAATCTCACAAGTCCGGCATCAAACACTTCTCCTACTTTAAATTCCTTCTTTTCCATATTTCCTCCTTGTTTTTAACTGTTGTACCCTTCTTTGATAATCGAATTTCTACCGGTAGATACCGACTGTCGAAGATCGTCATGTACAGAATCTACCGTAGAATACTTGTTTCTGGTTGTAAAAATCACTTCCAGCATCTCCTTGTAATCACCTAAAGCTACTTCATATCTCGGATCTACTTTGGCTTTTCTTTCGGCCTCGGCATTACTCTTAGCCAGCTCTCGGTCAAGAAGATCTTCTTTGATTCGGTCAGCAATCATATCAAGTTCTTTTTTTATAACTTCTCCTGCTGCCCGAAGTTGACCTTCTACGTCGCCAAGCTGATCTTGGACGGTTCCTATTTCTTTCTTTAGGCGATCGTATTCGTTAATCATACCCATATCACCTGCATAGCCGGAAAAGTCCTTGATTATTCTGGTTCCTTCTTTAAGGAGTTCAATAACTCGTCTTTTACGTTCTCTGCTTATTAAAGACGGAAGACGATAATTCATATCCGCCACCGCCTTATCATGTATGGAGTTGATTAAAAACATCTCTCTTTCATCCCCTGCAAACTCAGTAAGAACCAAAAGGAACTTACTTATCAGGTATTCGTTTTCTTCTACTGTTAGTCTCATGGTTCTTATTTTTTTTTAATACAATGACGGTTCTTCCTTTGTCTCTTGTTCTTGATCTTGATTGTTCGTAACGTCTTCCACAGTATAGAGCTTGGGCGGCGTCGGCGGCTGGTTGGGGTTCACGAACTTCGTCCCGCCCTCCCCGTACATCCATCCATGCCCCGGCAGGATCTCTGGGTGGATTGTATTAGTAAGCTCTTCCATACTAACTTGCCTTACCTTCAGTATATGATGAAACACCAGTCCGGCTGTCCTGAATGATGTTTTGTTTTCAGTTTTAAACCTATCAAGAGTCTGATACCAATCTTTCCCAAATATCATATACTTATCCAGCCCGTACCTACGAGGATTGTGCAAGCCTATCATTAACGTACATAACTGACCCAGCGTATCAGACTGGTAAAAATCAGAAAGACGCGGAGGCTGCTCTTGTGGGCTTTTTATCCTTCCTTCTATCTCTCTGTTGAATTGTGATATGATGAGGAAAAATATGTTTTTATATACTAATTTAGCTTCGTTCATAACCGCCACCAAATCATCTATAGCCGACTTAGGATCTAACCCCATTCTTTTTATCAAAGCAATATGATCGACTTTAAATATTATAAGACGTTTGTCTTTGTGTTTGGTAGCTATATGATACACAGCCGCCTCAAACTCTTTTACCGTACACGGAGCATCGATGTATATTATATTATTCCTGATTTCACCTTGAAGGATTTCAAACATCCTCATCTCTTCCACTGTATTAGAATCTTGCCTTCTTAATATTTCAGGAGCCCGCTTTTTCATATCCTGGCTCATTCTACGAAGAAGAAGATCTTGAGGATTCATTTCGAACTCGCAATTAACAAGAAAATAATCTTCTGCTTGCGGGTTGATCATCGGATTCATAACATTTTCCAATATCTTTTGGGCCACATACGATTTACCTACAGATGGCCGGGCTCCTATGGCAATAGCATGCTGAGGGAAAATACCTCCAAGCAAAGCCTCATCAATATAATCGTATCCGGTTTTAGCGGGGATAAGCTCTCCCCGCCTGTATTTCAAGATATTCTCATACGCCTCTTCCATGACCTGTTTAGAGGTCTTGAATATCCTTCTTATATCTATCCTATTTGCTATCTCCTCGTGCATTTTTGTCACCTTTTGTATCCGATTTGGATCCCCTATTAGCTTTTACTGATTTATACCTAAGACCGTTCTTGGTATGAGAACAATCCTTGCCTTTTCTCCAGCCCTTACCCTTCTTCTTGTCCGTTTCGTAGTTTTTACGACCAAGCTCCCGGCGTTTGGCTTTCTGTTCCGGTCTGGCATTTATCTCCTTGTCTTTTTTAGCCTTTTTCTTCCTGGCTTCGGGATGAGTCCTGTAGTACTCTGTTGATCTGCCCATCTTCTTACATTTTTTGATTGATAATAGCACAAAGATAGGCAATTCTCGCCCTATTTCAACCTGCCGTAACTCATATCAGGATCACACCAGACATACCCGTCTTTCTCATCATGAAGATACTCAGGACATCCTCTACATGCGCTACTTCCTGACACTATTTGATTGTTTTTATTAGGGCACTTATCTCCAGGTTTATGCCATTCTATTTTTGAACCTGACCGTTCTTTGTTTATATAACAGAACTGAAATACTTTTCCCATCGTCTTCTCGCCAAACATACCTATATGCGTGTACTCTTCCGGTATAGATAGAAATTCAGATAAATCTTTATACATCCTTTCCCGTTCCTCCGGCGTAGACCATAATCTGTCAAGTTCGGCATGGACTCTTATCTTAAGAGACCTCAGTGATGGCCCCGCAAGCCGGCCTTTAGCTTTTCCCTTATTCGGCCCTGATTCATGAACACCGACATAAGCGTTGCATGGTTTGCACATCATAACCATCCCTAAGCCTTTTCTGCTATATATTTTATCGGCATTTACCAGCTCAGTTTCTCTTCCGCAATAAGGACAAATTTCGCCTCTTAAAACCCGTTGTTGGCGCTCATTAAGTTCCATACCCTATTCTTTTGTTTTTCTTTAAACTTTTCATACAAACTGCTTTCAGTTTCCATTTCTGAGATCTCTACCTCTACGTCCTCTCTTTTGAAAATTACTTTCTTGGCTGTCGGATACGCACATTTAGAGATACGAATAGCATTACGAATAGCGTAAACAAAATACGTTTCTGGTGACGATTCGATCACCACTACCTCATTTAAAGTATTTTTATAATTTTTCATGTTGTTATCTACTTGCTTCAATTATATAACCCGGATGATCTTCACACGCCTCTTTGTATTTGATAAGAAACTTAAGAAATGAATCATAAGACCCCCATCCGTTTTCCGGCTCGTATCTCAAAAGACTTTTTCTCTTAGAGATCATAATACATATACCTTTTGTAAGTACATTCTTCATCTCATTGGTATATATTTCTTTATACAATTCTTCTGGTCTCCAAACATAATCGTACAGCGTTTCTTTATTTTCCGATACGAATATTCTTTGTGCCATCTTGTTCATGTTGTGGGTGATGTTTGCAACCCATTCACGATCCTCTTCTTTCTTCTTGTTCTTAATATAAACATCCAGGCTCATGATATTTCTCTTTTACCTTGTTATTAATTATCAAATCTGCCACATCATCTCCGTCTCCTACATTTTCAACATTTTGAAGATAGTCTGATACTTTTATCCTTGACTTCATCATCATCCCATCTATCTTTTTACTCCATGTCTCAAATGCTTGTCCTTTGTCCGGAAAAGCTACAATCTTTCTATCTTTTAAAACATCTATCACTTCCGGCCTTAGATTCTGCAACCCACCGGTAGCTACAAATAACTCATCCGGTTTATTCACAGCGCATATAATAGCCGTCTTTTCTGATTCCACCAAATTAACCACCTTATCCGGATACTGGCTTAGAAGATGCTCTCCGAACAGGCATTGTCTAAACAAGAAGTCTCTTGCATGCAACGAGTGATAAAACATAACATGAGGCCGCTCATTGTCACCGTCTTTTTCCTTCACTCTTTTTACATCAATCTCATTCCCCTGGCTGTCGGTCTTTATATAAAAGTCCATGATCTTGCCGGTTCTACATACAAAGTCCTTATCTATCTGCCAGAATATACAACATCCTTTCCATCCCCATAAGTCCATTGTTCCGACATGATATCTTCTAAATACGTCAGATACCCTTTCTTTTCCCCATAGAGACGATAAAAATCTAAATACGGTGTTTCTGTCGTCTGGAACCACAGTCCTCTCAAACTCGCTAAAAGGTATGTAATTTACAACGTCAGGATTTACAGGAGGACGATAAGCTCTTATACACTTGTTTCCCGAAATCCAAAGATCTTTGTCGCCCACATCCTTGCCGGTAGGCCGTTTATCATAACCGCAAGTCCGTTCATGATCGCATCTTCCGAACTCGTTTCCAACAACCTGACCGGTCGCCACATCAATATAAGGAGTAAGGCACCGGCTTTTTCCGCAAGCCGGGCAGGTCAGCTTTAGTCGGCTCCTGCCAGGCCTGCGGTCAAGTTGAAACCGGGGTACGTTTTCGTATCTTCTAAAATCAAGCATAATGCTTATTTATATTACAAATCTTTTAGACATTTCCTCAGCAATATCATATACGACAATATGATCCTCTTCATTGTAAGGCTTATTGATATTCAGCACTCCCTTTCTCACTTTGAACCTCTTGTCTTTTCTGATATGATTCAACATCCCTTGTTGGAATACACAGTCTGCCTTCTCCATAGCAGCATTTTTATCAGACCATTCTTTTAGCGTATAACCTTTACTGTTCGTGCTTTTTGGAGAAAAATTCATAATACGTGCATCAATTCCGTACCAGTTTTTAACCATTCTCCTTTCAGCCTCCAATTGAAAAGCATGTTCATTTCGTATGTCACCTGATTTAAAATCTAAGATAACAATCTCTTCTTTCTCCACTTCTCTCACTTCCTTCTTCGGATCTCCTTTTTTGAACTGCCCCGTAGCCCTTTGATACACGGCTCCAAAATAACCTTCTTCTTTGTACTTGAATGTCATTTTAACCATCGCATCTATCGGCGTAGCTACCAAATAATCTTCTAATGATAATATTCTTTCAATCATCATCGGCTTAACCTTATACTCCGAACAAAATTTAGCAAACTTCATAACCCTAACAATCATATCGTCAAGATCATCTATGCTACCAAAGAATTTGTCAAGATTCTTTTTTGATATTTTAAGCTTGCCTTCTTGCACTGTCTTAACTATAAAACTTCGATTTAAGACCATATCTCTACCTGTCAAGTATAATCCGTATAGGTAGTGCATGATCGTTCCTTTATCTGCATCATATTCTGATACTTCTTCCGGATTGCGACCAATCATCCTCATCTCCTGTCTCCATTCTTGAAGAGCCGTTTTGTCATCTACGAATCCGTCTCTGATCATGGTTGTTACCGAGGCGTATATCTTGGCTGTCCCATCGTCCATCTTTCTTACATAAAAACGATTACCGTCTAATGTCAATCTTACGAATTTGGGAGTCTCGATCTTCTTTAACTCATCACAGATATAAAACGGCTCTAACGTTTCCTGATTTTCTGTAAACGGATTCGAATCTTCTTCTCCAGGGTTAGGAGCGGCTTCCTCCGCCGGAGCTTCCGGTTCCTCCTTCTGGGCCTGCTCTGGCTCAGAAGCCGGCTCTTCAACTACTGGAACCTGTCCGCCTCTTTCTGCTATGTCTTTGTTTTTTATTAAAGACATAACTTCCTTTCTCAATTGCTCCGGTGTTTGATTAGGATCTGACACCGACATCACAACATCGTTCATTCTAAACAACGTATTTCCTTTTCCCTCCACCATAGGTACAAACCCTAAATCTGTCAATATTTTTATTTTCTGTTCTATCATCGCAATTTCTCAATTAATTCCTCTTTAACATAATACAACACAGTTACAGTCTCATCAATATCTGTGGCTGCTTTCTCAAATACTATTTGGGGTTATATCTGTCAATTATTTCAATAATCAACCTACCTCTTTCTTTAATCATTCCCCTGCTTTCCATATCCAGTACCTTCTTTACCGCATATTTCCACACAAAAGGAAATTCTGTTTCAAGTTTATCAAATTCTATCCGGTCAAGATACATGTCGAATACCGTATGCTCCGATTCATGTAGAAAAACTATATTATCTCTGCAAGTGGCAACCGACTTATATATCCTTTTCGGAAGTATGTGACATACGTTACATACTGTAGGAAAATGAATAGCCCTACCAGTCATAGACATCCGAATACTATTTAGCTCTTCCAGCATAAGACGAAAAAACCCGGATAAATCCGGGCTCTCTAACTTTTTCTTCTTGCTGCTGTTTTTAATGGATGTAATTCTGTTTTTCTTCTTCGGAGTCAACTCTTTGCTCCTGCAAGCCTGGCATAAGCCATGACTTCTTATCATCACTTTTCGTCCGCATCGTTCGCAGACGTATAGCTTCTTTTCCTTGCTTTCCATTCGAATAATAATGATATTATTGAAAAGAACAATCCCGCTGAAGCCAGTAGATAAGGTACGTTCATTAATAATTTAGATACCTCGTCTGTCTTAATCACTATCAGAAGGAAAGCGCCTGCTGAAAACAATGATATTATCGCCACAACAAGCGCTATGTTGGAAACTACATCAGCCTTACTCTTCACTCTTCTTCTCGCCTAATTTTTCAGCTCCCTTCTGAAGATCATATTTGAATACGTCAATGATCTTCGTTTCAGCAATAGCTTCGCAATTCCAGTCGCCTAACGTGCCCTGCATACCTTTAGTCAACACAGCTTCGGCATCCTTAGGATTGCCGGCCTGGACATACATATAGCATGGAGTTTTCTTTTCTTTACCTTTCTTTTCATCCAGTGTAATGTAATTTACCTTACACTTATACCAGTACTCAGCTTCTCCGTTGAAGAAGATTTCCGACACTTTAATAGGATTTATTTTAACAATGTCGAACACTTGAAATAAATCCTTGAAAATCTCTAAAGATCTTGATTCTGCCTCTGTATAAGATAAGGCATCTACCAAATACTTTTCAGTTACTTTCTTTTTTTTGCCGTTCTCGATATTATCAATCTCGGCTTTTACTGTGATTTCAAACCAACGATTCATGTCTATATTTTTATTCAAATTAATCAATCCATTTCCTTTTGTACCATAAAGCGTTTACACCTTGATAATTTCAATTTCTTGTATGTAATATCTCTTTGGTTTTTACCATCAATATCTCGAATATTAAAACTACCGGTTTTACGCCTTGCGAATATAAAATAATAACTGTTTTCAAACATAACCCTATCAAACAATCGGAAACAACACTTAGGCTAATAATCGGAATAGCTTTTGGCTATTATGCATAATACAATACAAATTGTTTATGATTTGTATGGGTTATGCATTATTCTCGATTATTCGTGGCCACGAAATACTTACACCCCTCTAAGTGCGTCAGGGCTTCAATCATAGCTTCTTTTATCTCTTTTTCTTCCATTCTGTTTGTTTTTTTGGACAAAGATATGCCTTTTGATAATAAAAAAGATTCAAAATGATTTAATTTAGCTTAATTACTGCTCTTTTGATTCGTCCGGTATAGGCATGTCAAACTTTTTTCTGATAAACGACTCTGTTTCTTCGTTGAATGGATAGGCCTCCTTGATAAAATTCATAGCTACCTCCATGTCACCGTCTGCTATATCTTTATACCTTTCAAAGATACCAACCAGGTCATTGTTGTATGAACGTTCTTGTTTTATGTTGTACACGTATTTCAATACCCTGTCTTTGATTTCATTGGCTTTTTTCACAGTATCATTGAAAGAATTTATACTTTCCAATTCTGGATCTTTGTTTTCCTTGTTTACCTTATCAAACTCTTCCTTGCTATATCCCGCTTCTCCTGTAATGGCTGGGCAAACACTTCCATTTATGATCCAAAACTGCTCATACGATCCTATCAGAAACTTTGATTCCATTTTAAATGCATTATATTTAATAAGCAAATTAGCCACCTCTGTTGCACCTTCTATGGTTCTAAAACCGATGCCGATATCTTTTAACATAAATACTGGAACTCCAGTTCTTGGATACACGACTTCTTTTTTGTTCTTTATATTCCAGTTTTTAGCTTCAATTGGAATACCTTTACCAGCAAGCTCTTTGTCTATATACAGATATATCTCTTTGCATGTCAATGACACAATCTCATCTCTGCTTAAATCAAAAACTGTTTTCATTTATTTTTATTTATTAAATTAAACAATCTACCTCTTTGTTCGGGCTCCGTATATTCAACCCATATATCGGCTGCCACATTTCTAAGAAATTCCATAAAGTCTTGATGATCCCTGTATTCAGCAGAATCAACTTTTCTCACAAAACTTAGAATTTCCTTTAACATCTTATTGTTTTCTTCAAGAAGTTCTCTGTCGGTCATAACCTTTCATATTTTCTTCTTAAGTCTTTACCTGCCCAGATATCATGATCTTTTTCTTGTTCTTGATAAATCTTTGCTGCTTTTTCAATATCTTCTCTTTTCATAATTTTATACTTTAATCTAACCTCCAATAAAATCATCGGGAGTTATATATCCTACTGATTCCATACGGTCTATAATCTCATTCGCATTCATTTCTGAACCGTTCCATTCAAGTATGATTTCATTTCCTGAAGCCATGCTCAAATTAGGCTCATTATCTCTAAATCCTGAGAAAGCAAGATGTTCCCAAATGGATTGCAGTGCAAGATCCGCTTCGTTTTGTTTGTTTTCTGCTTTCTTTATGGCATTTCTTAATTTTTTATTCATTATCACCCCCCTTTCTTCTTCGCATGGGAGCAAGTCCTCGATGTATGCCCAGCGCATATAATGATCCTTTTCTGAAAGTTCTTCCCATGGCTTGCTCTTGGTTAAATAGACCAAATCATAAGCACCGTCAATATCCTCCACAATGAGCAGTTTCCCTTTGTCTGGCTTTTCTCTTGCATCGTGCCACACGCTGTTAATGCGCCATTCTGCACCAGCTTTAAAAAGAGGAACAGCAAATTCTATATCTTGTTTCATGTCTTATTATTGTTTAATTAATTTAAATATTTTTAGTTTTGAAATTATTTAATATGCTTATCGGCTGGATTGATTATCAATCCATCGTCACATGAAGGGAATGATATGTTAGATTCTCCATTATCAAGATTAGTCAGTTTAACCGTTCCAGCATATTCATCATCCACAAAAAACAATTGATCCGAAGAAACCACAAACCTGCATTGATATGCATTCATCATTGCTCCAAGTTGTCTAATCTTAGTTTTAATCTCTAAAAGTTGAGCGTTGTTGATTATATTCTTATTCATATTTTATTAAAGTTTATCTATTATTTTGTCACCCATTTCCTGCCATTCATCACTCACGCTTATAACCAATCCTATGACAGTGAATGATAATAACAACGTAAAAATAAGCCATAACAGAAAGCAGATAAAAACACATACATACCTTATGATTTTTCAGTTGTTAGATAAAAGCAAAATCGGTTCATTTGACTCCGCAATTGCTTTTATTTGTTCTGGATTGATAAAACTCTTGACTTGTTCACTTATCTTACAAATAGATTTGATCATATCAACGAATAATTTTGAGGTGCATTCGTTGCATTCCACTTCCATTACCGGCTTATATCGATTGTATGACATACCTGCTACACAATTCAGCCAGTGCGCATAGGTTCCTTTTTCTGTATTTAACCTGCTGTATTCTACTTTTGTCTCTCCATTTCCATATTCAATTACTCTTTTTAGAAATGGTTTTGCATAAACACTAAAACCGAAAGGTTGGGTGTTTAAGGCATCTAAACGGGAAGTTCCATCCCTCCATTCTCCATTTTCATCGCCTCCTGTCCATTCCTTAGAGGGGTTAGGGACAATATTTCCGTTTTTGTCATAGGAAAACATGCAATTCGTTTCCAGTTGATACTTAATAATAGGCACTTCTTCTACTATTTTATAACTCAAACATCTCTTTAAAACTTCCCTGATTTGACTTTCCAAATCAGAAAGTGCTATACTATTAAAATATCCTTCATTGCCTAATCTGTTTGTAGGTAATTTGATCCCATAAGAATGAATCTTGTCCACATCTTCTTTTGACAAGGTAGTGGTAAACACTCCTTCTTTGGTGACATTTACTTTAACAGTTACGGACAAACTGTTGTTAGCATTCTTTTCCGTTATATTTAGTGTTGTTAATGCTGCCATAATCAGAACTTTTTAAAATCAATTCGAATAAATATAATACATTCCTGCTTCATATACCTTATGTACATCAGGGTCATTCTTGTCTTCCGGTTCCAATTCACTCTCTTCGCGAGTATAATCCCATTCAGAGTTGTAGTACATATCCTCATTTGTTTTCTCCAAGGAGCAATCTTTCATCAAATTCATATTTTCTCCCCATACTGCAACTTCTTGTCGTTGCTCTTCTTCTGTCATAAGGGATATTTTGTCTTTTAATTCTTTCCAGGTCATGATTTCTAAAATATGATCAATAATTCATTCTACATCAAAAAGTTGATCTAACACCAATAATTCTGCATCCATATCTTCATCTTTCGGGAAACGAACTTTTATATTTCCAAACTTAGATGTCTTAAACAAGATGTAGGGGTTCATGTCTTCGGCGGTCACCGGCTTATATTCCTTAACTTCCGACATCTTGAGATACCAGTCACCTATTTTTACAAACCCAGAAAAGATAGAACACAGATGCGCTTTTACAGACTGTATCTCCTTTTTATCTTTGAAAGGTATAATTTCGTCCTTTCCCCTTATCCTGATTGACAAGAAAGGACGAATGTTATCTGTTTCATTTTGAAATTTGAAGCCTGTTATGGCTTGCTTGGGGATTCTTCTTCCCATTAATATAAAATAGCTCATTGTGATAAGTGATTTTGTTTTATATCAGGTAAGTAATTTGTAATAACATCAAGTGATATCCACAACTCTGGCTCTATGCTGTTTTTTATTCTATCACTGAAAAGAGAATTATCATCACAATCACAATGAGAGATTGTGACATAACAATCTTGATAATCCCACCAATGAGCCGATTTAAAATCGTCCCCTCCATTCCAGAATCCTATTCTTATACCTCTTGGGTTGAAATCTTCATCTATCCAACTTGGGTGATAAGCCAACACTTCTTCTCCCTCTGAAGGTTTTTCCTCTTTGAATTTCTTCCAGTTCATCTCACCTTTAATTAATTAGACACAAATATACAAGTTTTACTAAGATGCCCTTCTGTCATCTCTATGAAATTCACACAATCTAATTTGCTTAATTTGTAAATCAATGCCGGATTGTGTACTATGGCTATAATTTGCGTTTGTGGTTTATGGAATGACAATACATTATAAATTTGCATTATATTGTCAATGTCAAGATTCCTGTCTGGCTCATCCATGAGAACCGTGTATTCAAAACTGCTTTTTGTTAATGTTATGCGATTTCTTTTATAATACTTCAACAGATTATCAATTCTTTTAATCCAAAACGCATTTGATTTTTTCTTGTATTCTACAAGATCTTGTATTGGAAACGTATAATCCTTTTGACCGAACATTAAATTGAAAAGTGATTCCAATGATAACACCACTTTCTCTCCATAAGATCTTCTAATATTATTCACATACAAATCTAAATTGCTGATGTTTTTCAATACACCATCTCGATTCATCTCCGCCGACGGTAATAAACGGAATACTTTCCCTGCATAATCGGATGATATGTCAATCCCATCAAGAACCTTGTCATCATCATCAAATATAGGTGGAAAATCCAGTGCCTCGATCGGCATTTCAGAGCACATAGACTTCTCACACAACATATACATTGATATGATATTAAGTAAGGTCGATTTTCCACTACCGTTTTTACCTATAATTACATTCACTCCTGGCTTGAAAATAAATTCTCTGCCATTTTCAAATGTTTCTATGTCCGAAACATATTTAAATGGAGTTTTCGTATTGTCTTTTATTTTTACTGATGTTATCATTGTAATCCTTTTTAAAAATCAATTACCGTCCGAACCATGTCTCCGATGTGCTTGTTGCCGGTGCCCGTGAGGCCACTGGAGAAGACCACGTACCACGCGACGGCCTGGCTGCTCTCAGTGCTGGACCAATACCACGTCGAGGAGAGGGGAGATGCCGAAACATAAGCGAATGCTTTGTTTAGTTCGTCCATATAATGGGCCATTAAATTTAATTGACCAAGAGATGGTATATACTCGCCATCTTCCAGCAGATTTCTCAATTTTGGATTTCTGGCTACAAGGCGTTCCGTATTGCCGCGTCCGTCAATGTCAAACAGCGCATCACATTCACGTTCGTAATATGTCCCACTTCCGGATTCTTCACGGCTATCATCGTCAAGCAATTGTACGATATCATGCTCCGTCAGTGAGATTGCAAATGACATGTATCTGTGCTTCAACCCGATGTATCGTACACAATCTTTGGAGTTATCGCCGGTAAACGGCTCTGCATGTCCGTCTTCGTAGATTATATACAGTCCGTCAGTTGACTCTTTCTTATCCTCTTCGGATGGTACTCTGTTTTCACATGTACATTTCTCACTTTTGGATCTTACGATTATATTCAATTCATTTAATACATGATTCCTGATGACGCTCTCGCACGCTCTTCTTACAAAATCATGATCTCTTTGTTTGAGTTCATCATTCACCATGCATCTGATCCAGTTTTCTATCTGGTTGTCACCTCCATATGTATTAACCATGTACCGTTTTACGTGTTTCTCCAATAACGGCTCTATGTTTTTGATTATATCTTCTTTGGTAAGGTGAAGTTCATTTAATATACAGTTCCTTACTGCCCTGTATTCTTTACTTGTGCTCATAATATTCTGTTATTTTTTTTAATTAATCCCATCCTCCATCAGCATACAAAGAAACATCTTCATCTTCTACGTTTACACCTTTAATAGCCTGTAGAAGTTTTTTCTTTGTCTCCCGGCACATATTGTAACCATATCCTTTATACCGATATGAGCGCTCCCATGTACTTACTGGAAAAGGGATATTTTCGTCAATAACCAGCCTCTTCATATGAAGATGTTCGAAGAATTTCTCATGATAGAGTAGTTTGTACTCGTATGCTACTATACTTGCAGATGAGAATGGAAAATAATCATCTTCTTTTTCTTCGTATTTGGGCTCCTTATAGTAAGCCGTTTTTGTCACAGTAAAATCGAAGCTCCTAAGAATCTCTTTCGGCTTTCCAAACTCTGACTCTATGAACTCTATCCATACCTTTTCTCCCTCTTTCTGGAACGCACATACCTTCTCATTTCTGTACTTAAATCTCCACCCTTCTTTTTGGTGTTTTTCATCATTGAACAAATTGACAGCTTCCTGAAAATCGCTTTCGCTTTCAAAGAATACATCAATATCTTTCACTTTTTCCTCAGAAAGAATATTCTTAAAACATCCACCAGCTATGAACCCCTTGTGACCTTCCATATACTTGTCAAGCCATCTTATTTGCCAGAAATTATCTGGAGTATCTATTACAAAATTATTCATATTGTTTATGTTTTACCGTTACCAAGCGAGATAAAAATTCCGCTTCACAATAATACAATGAGTGTAATTACTCAGGTCGATTCCGTTGTCCGTAAATGCATCCAGGACCCGTTTTTCCACGTATTTGAGTTTTACTGTTATCCCCTTCTTAAACACTTCTATTAACTTCTCATTGCACTCAATAGGTCCAATAAGACAGTATCTATTCGAGGGACTGTCTGATATACAATATGTCTGACATCCTAACATGTTGCTTAAAATATTCTCATACATATTTTCTATATTTTACAATTCTTAGCTATGTTACTTAATTCAGCGGTCATTATCAAATCTGATAGTGACCGCCCCGCATGCACATTTTTGAATAAATTTTACTTTTAATAATTTTCTCATTAGAGTTATCCTCTATTTACTTTTTTCTTTATTTCTTCCGCGATCTCTTCTAATGTTGTTGGAGATAAATAATCATCTACCCTCAACTCTCTTACATAACCTAAGCAATCCAGACCCTTAGCGTCTATTTCCTGCCTCTCTTCGTCGACCCATCTTAAAGTGCCATTTTCTCCACATTCCGGGCATTTATCTGCCCCACATGGAAGAAGCATTTGCGCCCCACATAAGACACATCTCACCCAGTCTCCATGCTGCACCCCTTCGTATGTTATTGTTTTCATATTTGTTATCCATTTTTATTAGTTCCCTTTATATCCGACCTCAAAAGCTATCGGGTCATGTTTTCTAAGCATCCTGCCATAATACAGAGAGCGTGACCGGTCTTTGCCGCCTATTATCCATTCTTCGGAAGACAAGCTGAGACCGATTCCATCCAGATATGACTCAAATGCTTTTCGGGTATCAGCACGCTGTTTCATATTCTTCCATATATTTTATATGCAGACTGAGGCAAACTTCTTTTGCTGTGTAAGTCCGGTAACTGTTTCCGAATATCTCTTCCGCTCCATAATAGGAAACCAAATCATATATTCTTGTAGCGACCGGACGAAGCAACCAGTCATTCCAAGTATCACCGACATAGGAACAAAACGACTTCAAATCATCTTTTGCCCAACCTGTCAAAAACATCTCACGCATATCTTCCTCGCTTATCCAACTGTACGAAAACTTATTTGGTTCATAAGGATTGCGGTATATACATTGCCAGCTTTTTTCTTTGGTAATATATCTCACCAATAACCCATACTCAAAAAGGCTGGTAACTTTGTCACAATCCATACCATGCCACACGGTTCTATCAAATTTCTTTGTTGCCATATTCAACTCTCCATTTTTAGTTTGCACCACTCACATCCTCGTCACCAGGCAGATAATCTATGATGTACGACAAGTGTCCGGCGAATACATCGTTCGGTTCAAATTCTACCACTTCTCTGCTTTCTTTGTCTCTTCCCTTTATTTTAAGCACATTGTTCACAATTTGAACTTCATATATCTCCACATCTGTCGGATTCAGAGATATACTATCCATGTTTACTGCTATGATTGGATATTCGGCTTCACCATCATATATATCCCATATATAGCAACCACCGACAGATTTGATGGCTGCTTTTAATTCACATTGTTCCTGTAACTTGATTTCTTCTATCAGTTTGTAAAAATCGGTATGTTTCATGATTATTCATTTTTCAGTGTTATACATCAAATCTTCTGCTACTCCGTTCGGGCATCGTTCATCAAACCAATGCCATACATCAAACTTGTCTGTCCCTGATGGGAAGTCCAGAAAATCTTCTTCAATTTCATCGTTCTCGTTCACCGGAAACTGATCATCAAAGTCAAACGCATTATTATCTTCTCCCCATTTTTTAAATTTTAGCTTTATACTTCCACCGTTCTCCACTAATGCCTCTTTGATGTACTTTAATCTTTTTGCATTCAGATCAATCTCTGCTTTTTCTATTTCTTTGTACAATTCATTCAGATCCATATTCCACTATATTTATGTTGTCAAATTTTTCTTTTATAACATCCAAGGCTCCACACTCGTTTGTTACCATAACATACTTTCCTGGCTTCATTCTCCACAGATTAAAATATCTTGTCACATTTATAATGCTATTAAATAATGATATTTCGTATCTTGTGTTCCCATTTTCATCATGTCCAGCTTTTTTAAAATAACATAGGGTCGGCTTGTATTTGAAATAATTAAAAAGCCTATACCATCCCTTCCCGTTACATGTTTCACGATTCCATATTCCAGTAAGCTTCCTATATCCCCTTACCGGTATTTTCACTATTTCCCTTGGCACGATTTCAATATACTTTCCTTCTCCGATTGGTATAGTCATATTACCTGTCTCTTCCGTGCAAAAGTATTCTATTTCAGATGCCATGTCTTTATATACATAGAACCGGTATAGGTTCCCGTCAGGGTCTACCCGATCCATGTAATATAATATCACTTTGTCTACTTTTATCTTTTTCATTCCTTTATTCTACTTATCTTTAAATTGTTATTCTTACAGTATTCCTTCAACCAACTATCTGTTAGATAACGATTGACTCTATCGTATTTCTTTTTCGGACCCTTGCTCCAGAATTTCCATTCGTTTGTGATATTGTACCCATATTTATCAAACCAATAGATATAATACACTACGTTACCGTATAAATCCACTCTTTTTCTTTCCTGTATGACTACCTCATAAGGTATCTCCTTGTCTCTTTTTCCCATCTTTGTCCTCCTTTCTTGAATAAAAAAAAACGGCACCTATCTTCACAGACCAGTGCCGGCAACTAACTCGCATGGAAAACTACTTAACCTCAACTAATTCTACAGAGCTGTAGAATTTAGTGAAGCTACCAACAAATTCTCTTATATTTTTATATTCTTCTGGTCGTTTTCTGTTACCGTCTTTTATACAATTCACCCACAGTCTATCCTCTATGTTCTTAATCGCATTCTCTATCGTAAATTCGTCGCTGACGCTCATTAAACACGAAGACCCGGTTTTCTTATGTGGTTTATATATCCTTGAAAAAGACCACATTTTTATTCTATCATATATATATCCGTTGTTGGGATAAACGAATCCTATCCGGCTGTCACCTTCTTTAGCGTAAAACACACCTGGCTCCTTCCCGCCCTTTCTATATACTACAAATCCTTTTTCTTTTAGGATATTAACCACTTTATCTAATTTATTTTCTACGTTCATTTTCATGCAAAAATTTAAAAACGACCCTCATTATAGTTGCGAAGTTCTCTACCTTAACCCACTCATGAGCTACTGCTCTAAGTACAGACGTTTCATATGTTGGGACATTGTCTTCTTTAACCACCTTACAAGAAGCCAGAACTCCTTCAGTCGGCTTTGGTCCTCGGTCATGCAGCTCGCAGAGACCGTCCGGCTGGCGGAATGCGCACCACCCGTCTTTCACTGTTGGCTGGATCATCGCTATTGGTTTTTCTTTCACTGCAAGATACCCTACCATCCACATTGTTTCTTTTAGCCTGTCAGCGTATCCGGCATCTATGATAGCTTCTATGTCTTTTGGCGTACCAATACAAGGAACCTCACACATGTTCTTGCATTTATCACATGTACAAGGCTGCTCCCATCTATTATGATCTATGCCAACCAACTTCTTTATCCGTTCTACTTCCTCTTTCATATTATACTGTCTCTGTTAGTTTTTCGTAATACAACTTCATTTCCGGTGAAGCGTATTCCATGAATGCTTCGAATAAGTGTGGTACCTCTATTATCATATTCACATTACAACCTTCTGTCTGTGAAAGCGATTCAAGATCATTACTGTACAGGCACGTAACATAGGCACCTATATTAAATACATGCAAATCTATCCTTACGTATTCTATACATGAAGACAATGCATTAAACAAATTCTTTACTTCATTCTTGTCAAAAAGTTCTACAAATTCTCTCAACCCCATCATTTTACCACCCTTTCTATGTGTTTAATTAATACTACTGCTATTCCCTTACCGGTTTTTATCGCACATTCCGACCCTTTTATCCATTCTACACACCCTACATACTTTTCCGTAGCATGAAATCCGGGATTGTATTTTCCAGATGTACTGAACTCTACCGTATCCCCTACCCTCAGATCATCAAAAGCAATAGACCATGTGGTCCAAATTCTGTCATGTCTCCCAGGCTGAATGGCCCCGATTACGCCTTTTTTACGACCGTTTTTTATTGCCCTTAGTATTATCTTCCTATCACCTTCGATAAGGCTGCAAAAGCGCCCGTAAAAGGTCAAATCAACCTGTTTTCCTCCTATTTCTTCTCTTATTTTTGTTATTCTGTTCATTTTCTGATTTTGTTTTATTTTTTTTCTTGTTTTTTCTATCTTCTATAGAAGATGATAATAACATTATCTTTTCTATGTTACTTTTTGACTGTAAAAAAGAATCGCATTTCATTACTACTACCACCTTCTTAAGTTTCCCATTATCGTATAGCGATACACGCATCATGTTTTGCACCTCGTCCACTATCAGACCTGGAATAGTCTTAGCCATTTTGCGTAGCTTATTATACTCCGGTCTTTCCATTTCCTCTGTTTATTACTCTATAGTATTTATCCTTATCCCCTTCTTTCAACTTCTCCAGATAGAAAATTCCATCATGTAAATGAGACAAACAAAACCTGTATCCGTATTTCTGTACTCTTCTTACATGATCCCGCAGTCTTATCTCTTCACTTTTGTCTTGTACTTTGATTTTAATACTGTCTCCTTCTTTGATTGTGTATAAAATAGTTTGAATCTCTTCTTTTTTCATCTTATAAAATATTTTAACGGCAGCACCTATACTCACGCACCACTACTGCCTTATGTTTAACAATTAAATACTTAACTCTTCAATGGTCAAGCCTTTTTCTTTTGCCCACTTTAGCATCGCGCATAATTCTGTTTCTGACTTATATTTCGGATCACGCCACGCCCATCCGAATTTATCCAGGACATGATGATATAATTCGTCGGCCTTTGCCGTGTAAATGTCTTTGAATAAATGCTCCGAACCTTCCGGTATAAGCATCTCTGTTGTTGCAAAATCGGAATACGATAAACATCCGTAAGCATATTCTGTTATTTCACTCCATGCTTCTCCGGCTTTAAATCCAAATTCTTTTACAAAAGCCAAAGTTAGATACATATTTAATAATATTGTTACATCATATCCGGAATCCGACTTTCTTTCTATTATTTCCTTTTCAAATTCCTTTAAATCTTCAGGTCCTAAAAAGATGTATCCTGATACCGACCGGTAATTAGTCTCCGCATACTTCTTGCATTTATCATCATTGACAATCTTACTAATGTTAGATAACATCTTTTGCCTCCATTCATCACAAAACTCTACCTCTACGTTCATCCAATCAGTACCATAATTATATTCTTTCGGATATCCGACCGATGTTACCTTTATACTATTCACGCCATATCCGTAAAGGCGTTCGCCCACCTTATTCGCCCATTCCTGTACAAAAGAAATAAACTTATTGCAATAAGAATCAAAATCAAAATCTAATTCCTCCTCATATTCCGGCATCTCTTCATAATCTTGTTCAAAGAAACATCGAGGATCTGCTATTGTTTCATAGAAACTTACGTTAATGAAACAAAACTCGTTGGTTGTCGTTTTTAATATCATAGCTTTTTGTATTTACGTACATTTTTCTTGCCATAGAATCTACACATGGCACGAATCTGACTATAAAATACTTTTGTCCTCCTGGCCTCAAAGTATTTAAACATTTCTTCATTCTTTGTTTCCCACACGTAATCCGTTTGAGAACTCATGTGATTTTTGTCCTTGCGTGAATAATGGTAATATGATACCACAACACGTTTCGCACCATTCTTTACAGGTACGATATTCACATCTATGTTATTATCTGTCATATTATTATCGTTTTATATATTATACAAATACAAAGAGCGCATACCTTCACAGGCCGGCGCTCTTTTCAATAAAAATGAAAAAACTAACATTACATAAACATATTGTTTTCTGCTCTTTATTACAATACTTTGTCCCACAATTGTTATATCGTCCGTACTCTTTTTTCGTATCATTCAAGATTTCAAACACCATCTTCTTATGATCTTTGTTTGGTAACTTGTCTTTAACAGCCGATATCACGCTCGCTATAGACGTAAAGCCTGAATCTGTTATTGAACACAACAACAAACCTCTGTCGTCGTCTGTGCTTATCGCTGACGCCTTTATAATATCATTCCTATATATTCTCATAATCTTTCGTTTTATTGTCTACAAACTTATCTATATCGTCTCTTATTCTTTTTAGCACTCCGGCTATAATTTCCGGCATCTCTCCTTCGGTACGGTTCAGAGTTTCTATCACCCCATCAATCCTACCAATTTGACGCCATAAGAAATTGGCGTCTTTCGCATTAAATTCCCTCATCATGTCTTATTTTACAGTAAACAACTTGCTTTTTTAAGCACCAGTCTTGCGATTCTGAGAGTGAACACCGTTCGGAGTTGTTAAAAAATATACAATCTTTGCAGAACATAAGAGGATCTTCGTCGTCACCAACTACTTTGACATCATACTCTATACCATACAATTTTAATCTAAATACATCTCCTGTTTTTTTAGAAGACAAATCCATGTTCGGACCGAATGTTATTACTTCCATATAATTATGTTTTATTGTTTGTGAGATGCCCAGAATCGAACCAGGACCGGCACATACATACCGGCACGCCGCGCCATCTCTCTATGATACACAAATAGACATGCCTATTCTCACGAACCGACATGCCAAAACCCAAAACTTAATTTGATGAATAAAATAGATTAACAAAAATACTATTCTAATTCTTTTATAATATCTTTCACAATATTCAGCCTTACCTCCTTCGTTTCTGGACTAAGACAACCAAACCACCCATAAAACGTTCTTGTTTCCTCTGGTTCTGTGGCCATACTTATCTTCTCTTCCAATTCCGGGAAATATATTCTTACCATTTCGTCTGAACTAAACTCATAGATATTTTTATGTGTTTTGAAATACATAAACACTACATTTCTTAACGCAACACATATATATTCCCCATCCTCTAACCTATCAATCATCTTATATACCTTTTCCCATATGAATAATCGCTCTTCTTTTGTAAACATATCCTTCTTTATTTTTGTGGTATTATTTGACTGTATGCAGACTTTTCCATGTACACAACACTATGCTCCTGTCCAAGTATTTTCTTTGCTGCCTCTTTCTTTATCGCACAATATCTCCCTGTACGATACGGATTCTTTTGATCTGATCCATCCTCGACTTCGATAATAAAACAGCCTCCGTCATCTATTATCTTTTTGCAATTGTCACATACTCCTCCCGTGCATATATGATGCGGCGCCTGACCTTTGATGTTATTCCCTAATAAAGCAATCCCCATCTCTTCTCCACATATCATGCAGACTTCTATAGACGGATTCAATCCGTGTTCTGGATGTAATGTAATACTGTCTTTCATTTTCTTTCCTCCTTTGTTTTTAATATTGTGTGAGATCGCCGGAATCGAACCGACCTACCGCACCATGAATCCCATAAAGCAAATGCTCCGATCTTCGCAGACGGGAGCATTCTGTCTAAAGCATAAGAAAATTAATGAAGAAAATCTTCCTCACTTACGCCATAGCATCTAAAATAGCTATCAGCACTATTTCTATGACAAACATAATAGAAAATATCTTAAATGCCTTTTTCATATCGCTATCTCCTCCTTTTTATTTTTTTAGTTCCACAATAAACTGTTCCGGCTCTGCCCCGACCTACGTTCCACCTACAACCGCAGGCCTTAGCCCAAGGCGCCGCCTATTCCCCCTCTATGGCAGCCTGTTCGTACCTACAAAGCCAATCTCCTTCCATACAACTATTACTACGCGATAACAAACATTTATCCTTATAATAATCATAAAAAATACTCCTCTCACAACTGTAATCCCTAATTTCTATACAGCTAACTACCTTAGCATATACTATACCATCACTACCTTCTATTCCTCTTACCCCAAAAATAGAACCTTCTCCCTCCTTACTCAAATCTAAGTCAGGCGCAAAGTCATATACGTTCATGTTGTTTATGTTTTAATTGTTATACATTCCGATTGAAAAAAAATACTCACATAATGCAGTCCTTAACTCTTACCTACAGAATACCGTTTTAAAAACGCTGATCTGTTGAATTTTGTTGAAAGAGAGTT